TCTGGGTCTTTTACTGTAGTATATCTATAGAGTAATCCATTTATATCTACACCACCAATACTAGGTAAGATAGAATCCATAGACCAACCTAATGCACCTGATGCCGCATTACCTGTAGCTCCATACGTATATGGTTCAGAGTAGGAGTAAGAAGGCAAGAGTACTAAAGATAACACCCAAGCCAATCTTAGTTTCACTGTTCTCATCAAACATCTTTCTGATTACATTATTTTGATCTCGTTCGATCTCATCTTTAACTGCTTCCATATCCCATGCTAGTCTAGCTTGATCACCAACTAATCCATCTTTAGGACATGGTGTACCTGCATTCATCATAGCATCGAACACTCTTTCGTCTTGACACATTACTGATACTGCGGCTACCTTCATGCCCATGTCATACATAGTCTTAGCATTCTTGAGCTTCTCACAGTTCATGTCACGTACTGTACGACCTGCTGAGATACCTAGTATCTGTGTCTGTACCGCCCCTGCTACACCTACAGTACATAAGTCAGAGTTACTTGCACTTATCTGTGGAGATATGGCTGATGGTGGTGGGCTATTGATTGTAGTATCCATAGACCCATTAGATGTTATAGTACTGTTTGTATCAGTATATATTGTGTCATCATCATTGGCATATACAGTACTGCCAATTAGTAGGGTAAGTAATATAAGTAAGAGTTTCATTTATTATCTTGTTCTGCCATTCTCTCTACTAGGTTACGAATAGCTTTAATGTTTTCATCAATACGACCTAGAGAGACAGCTTGCATTTGTACTGTTTTCTCTAGTGTATTTATACGAGTTTCTTGACGAACTAAATCACGAGCATTATTTTTGACGGAAGAGTCTAATGAAGACACATACCATACAAGTGATATAGTTTGTAGTACGATAGCTACGATTAACGTAACTGGTACTGACTTAGAAAGATGCCAACTCTCGGTCATGGTTTAATATAATCCCCTCATTAAGATATTCTGACCCATATTCCACCCGGATATCGACCACTGATATTTGTAGTCATACTTGACATAAACCGCCAAGTACCTGAAGGTGCGCTTTCGACACCATGCCATACACCACCATTTACAGAACGTTCATTACCGTCTCCGCCAGTGTTCCAACCTAAACCTGCAGGTCTTAAAGTAGAGCCAGCTTTTGTAGCACCGCCCGAAATAGTTCCGTTATTCTGCAAATGATATCCAAATATATAAGTACCAACAGCACCATAAGATGTACTACCGCCAACACCTGTTAGGTTAGAGCCATCGCCTGTGTATGACGTTGCGGCTACTGTGCCTGTTACTGTGACACCACTTGATGTTGTTTCAAGTTTCTTAGAACCATTATGGTATAAGTCACACGAGCCATTTCTCTTAAATGCAGCAATAATTTCGGAAAAATCACCGTTTGCAATCGTTAACCCACTCCCACTCATGGGCATGTTAAGCCAACCAGAGGTTAATGCATGTTTTATATAAGAGTTACTACCATCATGGTAAATCTCTAAATCGTCATGTGTTCCGCAAATTAACTTATCGTTATCTGTTAAATTTACTCCGCCATTAAAAGATGCACCAGCATTGAAATAAGCACGACCTGCATTTGACATATCAAGGGTAAGGGCTGTGATAGTTGAACCACCATCGTTACCCATAAAGACTATATCTTTATCTTGCTGTCCTGCAACAAGTCTAAAATCATTAGCTCCTGAATTCTGCAAGAAACCTATGTTAGTTCCACCATCTTTAAAATAAATACCTCCACCATCAGCATCAAGGGTAATGTTTCCTGCAACGTCTAGTGTTAGGTCGCCAGATGGACTAGCTATAGAGCCATCTAAGTAGAAGTCTTTAAAACGGCGGCTTGTACTCCCTAAATCAACAGTATTATTTGATGTAGTGCCATAATTGTTAGTTGGTATGATATTGCCATATCCGAAAGACAAACCAACATGATTTGTAGTTGATGAATGTATTACAAGGTCATCAGATTTAGTCCCAATACTACCTACAGTTGCGCCGTCTTTGCGGAAGTCTACAATATCACCATCGTTTGTTTGTCTATTAAAAAAAGCAACTTGCCCACCGCTTCTTGCAACGGATAAGGTAGTAGGAGAAATCTGAATGCCCTGAACACTACTAGAAGATGCAACACCTGCAGTAGTAGTACCCACCAACACGTTGCCTGATGAGTCTATGCGCATACGTTCTGTAGATCCACCTGTACCAAGAATGGTATGTGTACCCACTGCGCCTATAAAAGCACCTCCCGAAGAACCACTATCTTTTATAACAATATATGCGTTTGCATCACCACTGCTTTGAAAAGTAGCTACTGTATCTACTGTACCTGAGTCCACAGTCAGCCCATCGCTGGTCACTGTGCCTGTTACATCAATGCCTAAATCTGTTGTCTCAAAGCGTTTACTGTCATTATAATTAAGCTGTACTTTACCGCCTTCAGTAAACATAGCATAAGTTGCGTTAACTGCACTATTAACAAATCGCATATTAGATGCGCCGCCAATGTATAAATCACCATTGCCGTTTTCTATTATTTTACTATCGTTACCATCATGGTAAATCTGTAAATCAGACCCAGCACCAAACTTAGCTTTGACGTTATCATTATACAGTACATCGCCTGTCATTGTGCCACCAGCTAAAGGTAACTTAGTAGCCAATGCTGTTGTGAGTGTAGAGTTATAATTAGCATCATCATTGATAGCCGCCGCTAACTCATTCAAGTCATTGAGTGTACTAGGTGCGCCACCAATAAGTGTTGTAATTTTATCTGTAACGTAAGCTGTTGTAGCTACTTTAGTACTATCATCAGACTCAGCTTGTGTAGTTGCTGTAGTAGTAGATGCTATAGCACCACTAAGTGTACCGCTAAGTGAACCACTGATAGTACCTGTAGCTGTTATGTTACGGAAGCCTGTTATATCTTTGTTTGTATTGACTACGACAGCTTTAGATGCTGATACTGTACCTGCAGTAATACCATCAATACTCTCTAAGTCATTCTCATTAATATCAGCACTACCTATTACAAAGCTACCACCTGTTATAGCACCTGTAGTTGTTATAGTAGATGAGCCATTGTCTATATTACCAAAGCCTGACGTTATGCTACCACTATTCAATGCACCTGTAGAGGTTATGTTAGTTGTAGTGATACCATCGACGTATGCTTTGATAGACTGCTGACTAGCTATACCAGTAGCAGAGTCACTAGCAAGATTATCCTCATCAAGGAAGCTCTTACCATCTAAGATGTTTATCTCTTGAGCACTATCTGCTAAGTCTCTTGCCTTACTCATATTTTATATCCTTATGTTGGCTTTGTAGGCCATGTTACTGTATTCGGAAAACCTGCTTGATCTGGTAGGTTTAGCAAGTCAGTTCGGTATTGTGTCCACTCTGCTTGTTTAACATCTGTAAGTTCAGCCCAACGTAGAGGGTTAGTTACTATAGGGTCTACTTCTTCTACTAACCTTTGGTCACGCTGACCTCTTAGGTTTGCCGCTAGTTCTGCATCTAGCTCTGCTTGAGTAGGTGCTACATAAGCCGCATAGTCTGAACCGATAAGTTCAAGCAATACGCTGTTGTCTACAGTATTATCTGTATCATCAGGCATTAATGAATAAGGTATCCAATCAAACTCTGGATGGTTAATTTCTAGTTCAAATGCAGTATTCTCTGCGTTTAATGATTGTGCGTTACGCACTTCTGTTATTGTTATTGTCATTTTTATTTCCTTTACGATATTCTGACCCAAAGTGTTGGTGCTCTTACACCAAACTGCGCACCTGTAGCCGTACCGCCCATGTTTCTCCATGTACCTGAAAGACCACAACTTGCTGCACCATTAAAATCTGTAGCTAATGGTCGTTGGTGTGTAGAGCTATAGTAATCTGTTACAAGCGTATTACCTGCCGCAGTAGCCCCAGCCGCTATAGATGTGCTGTTACTATTAGACGTAGCACCTACAGTATAAGTACCAACATCGCCACGGGTTGTACTACCTCCAACACCTGTTAGGTTAGAGCCATCGCCGTAATATGTTACAGCGTGTACTTCTTTAAAACGACCTCCTGTATAACCAAGCTTAACAGCATTATCTCTTGTTGCTCCAACTTCTGTCGAAGGAAACACTAGGTCGTCAGTAGCAAAGAAACCTAAACCTGTATCTCCCTGCCCAACACCAAGTGAACCACTGGTAACACCAATACTACCTACATCTGCCCCGCCTTTGCGGAGTTGTATAATAGTGCCATCATTAGTAAGTCTATCAAAGAAAGCCGCCGCACCACTTGCTCGTCTTGCTTGCACAAAACCTGCTTGACCTATTGTAACAGCATTTTGTGAGCCTTGTAATGTAGAGCCAATTACAACATAGCCATTTGAGTCTATGCGCATACGTTCTGATGCTGAAGTGCTAAAATGCATATGGTCATCAGAGTGGTCGTAGGTAATAATACCTCTATTTGGTGCATTTCCAGTTGTTCCATCAGCAAAATGTATTGAACCATTACTAGCAGTACCAGTTCTAATGGTCATACCAAAATCTCCACCACTATTACCAATAACTAAATCATCAGCAGCAGTGTTAAAATCTCCCGGTGTATCTTGTGCTATACCAACTCGCCCTGACGAGTCGATGCGCATACGTTCTGTGTTGTTAGTGCCTAGTATTAAGTGGCTGTTTGACCTGTTAAACATCCCAACGCCAGTGCCTGAGTAAAGTTCCATCGTGTCTGCTGAGGTTGCGTCTAACCAGATACGTGCATCGGAAGTGTCTGCAACGTGCAAATCAGCAATAGCGTTAGGTGAACTCGTCCCAATACCAACATTACCTGATGCGTCTATGCGCATGGCTTCTGTGCCGTTAGGTCTAAACACAATAGGATTGTTGTCTGTGTGTAACAACAAGTCATTAGCTGAATAACTACCAGATATAGAAGCCCCATCACCAACGTAAACTTCTGTGTTATAACGGGTAAAACCACTGAGGTAGAGGTCTTTCCAACGTACATTTGATGCACCTAAATTTACATTTGCATCGTTAAAAGCACCAGAGTTTGTCGCTGGGAGTAGAGCATCGGTAATTTTAATACCTTTACCAGATGTGCCGTGAGAACCAATATAAGGGTATGAGCCATTAGCACCAATACTACCTACAGTTGTGTTGTCTTTTCGGAACTGTGCAATAGTGCCATCAGAAGTTGTTCTGTTAAGGGTTAAAGGTTGTGCAGACGCACGAGTTGATATTAAATCTCCGTTTGGACGCATTTCTGCGCCTACAGTAGAAGCTCCTACAGCACTCGTCTTACCCACCAACAAGTTACCTGATGAGTCTATACGCATGGCTTCTGTGTTGTTTGTTCGTAAAATTAAGGGTTGGTTAGTTTTAGAACCTACAAATGTACCTGTGTTGTCTGCATACAAACGCCCATATGCTGTTGTTACATCTCCAAAATCAATAGTACCATTTGAACCACTATCCACAGTCAGCCCAGTAGTTGTAAGCGCACCCGTCATTGTACCACCAGCTAGTGGTAGTTTAGTAGCAATAGAGTTTGTTATAGTAGTACTAAATGATGCATCATCGTTTAAAGCTGCGGCTAACTCATTAAGTGTATCAAGAGAACCCGGTGAGCTATCTACAAGGTTAGCAATAGCTGTGTCTGTATAAGCTTTGATAGACTGTTGTGTGGCTAGTGCTGTTGCACTGTTAGATGCCATGTTATCTTCATCAAGTATGTTTGTAATAGACACAGAGCCTGTACCAGATAAACTATCAAACTCAACTGATCCACCAACGTCTAAGTTACCTGTCATAGTACCGCCAGATAAGTTTAGTTTTTCTGTATCATTAGCTAATGGAATCCAGTTACCTGCATGTGCGAAGTAACCTTTACCTGTTGCATGAACATGAGCAAACATACCGTGATAAGTTGATGCACTTGGTAGGTCTGATAATTGAGAATATACGTTACCGAATAAAACTTTATTGCCGTTACCATCAATGTCACCTGTCATAGTGCCACCAGCTAGACCTAAGAACCTAGCATCTGCCGCAGTCTTACTGTAGTGATCTGCAAGTTGGAATGTACCATAACCTACGATGTCAATAATATCACCAGCAGTAGCACCTGCACTTAGTACTACAGTAGAACCACTTGTAGCTGTTACGTCTGTACCAACTAAAAGTTTTACACCATTAAGATATACATCTACATAGCCTACATCATATGTTGCAGAGAACGTAGTCTGTCCTGATGTAGCAGTATATGTGTTACGACCAGATGTACCATTAACTGATGAACCTGCCGCTTGCCAACCACCCGATCCACTACGAACAAACATAATGTTACTTGTAGTGTTAAAATACAATGCACCTGCTATTAAAGCGTCACCGTCATTGTCTACTGAAGGAGCAGATGATTTAGCACCTAAGTATCTGTCGTCAAAGTCATCATAAGAATTAGCGGCATTAGTAGCACTGGTAGCCGCAGCTGTTGCTGAGTTAGCTGAGTTTGTAGCTGATGTTGCCGCATTGGTAGCTGAAGTAGCCGCTTGAGTAGCACTTGCCGCCGCCGCAGTATTAGAACCTGCGATACTATCAACATAAGTTTTTGTAGCCGCATCAGTATTAGCAGTAGGTGTACCTAATCCAGTAATCTTATTGCCACCCATAGCTATAGCAGATGCCATAGTACCACCTGATTTTAGTAAGGCAGTTGTGTCAACGTAGTTCTTAGTAGCACCATCTTGGTTAGCAGTAGGATCACCTAGTCCAGTTATCTTACTTGTACCCATAGCTATAGCACCAGACATAGTGCCGCCTGATAAGTTTAACTTAGTAGCATCTTGTGCATCTACATAACCTTTACGAGATAGCTCATCATTTGTTGCAGGGTTAGCTGTAGATGTTACAGCATTAGTACCCATTACAATGTCACCAGTTAGTGTTCCACCTGCAAGAGGTAACTTAGTAGCTATAGAATTAGTAATAGTAGTTGAGAAGTTTGCATCGTCATTGATTGCCGCAGCTAACTCGTTAAGAGTGTTTAGTGCATCAGGAGATGAGTCAACTAAAGCAGATACCTCAGTGTCTACATATCCCTTAGTAGCGGCATCTGTTGAAGCACTTGGAGCACCTAAGCCTGTTACTTTACTACCGCCCATAGCAATAGCACCTGACATAGTTCCACCAGACAGGTTAAGCTTTAGTGCATCTGCAGTATCTACATAGTTCTTTGTAGCCGCATCTTGAGCACTGGTTGGATCAGTAACATTAGCAATAGTTGTACCTGTAACATCTAGTGTACCGTTTACAGTTACATTGTTAAATGTAGATAAACCTGACCCTGCAGTTACATTACCTGTTACATTGCCTGTAAGATTACCAGTAACGTTACCTGTGATATTACCTGTTACGTTACCTGTAAGTGGGCCTACAAGACTTGAACCTGTAATTGTTGTACCTGTGATTGCGGCTGTAGAAGAAGCACCAATAATAGTACCATCAATATTACCACCGTTTATATCTACAGTAGCTAACGTAGCCTGACCAGATGTAGAGACTGTAGTAAAGCTACCAGCAACGGCTGTTGATGCACCTATAACTGTATTGTCTATGTTACCTGCATTAATGTCTACAGTAGTTAGTGTTGATGTTCCTGTAGCAGTTAGGTCTGTCACAGTAGCAGGTGAAGCTGATGAAGCACCAATAGTTGTACCATCAATAGCACCTGCATTAATGTCCACAGTAGCCAGAGTAGCAGTTCCTGTAGCACTCAGTGTAGTAAATGAGCCAGCACCTGCAGTTGTACCACCTATAGGTTACGTTATCTATAGCACCAGAGTTAATGTCTACAGAAGTAATAACACCTGTAGTAATATTAGCTGTGCTTAGAGTAGTTGTTCCAGTAACACCTAATGTACTTCCTATAGTAAACGTACCTGCAACTGCACCATTAATATCTACATCTAGTGTATCTATGTGTGCTGTACCATCTAAGTATAAATCTTTAAACTCTAAACCAGATGTACCTAAGTCTATATCATTAGTTATTACAGGTATAATAGCCCCATCAGAGAAGCGTATTTGTTCTACTGCGGCTGAAGATACCTCTACAAAGACACCTACTTGATTAGTAGCAGTGTTTATGACAACTTTGTTTAGTGCGTCAACATCACCAATAAGAGGAATGTAACCACCTTCTCCTATTGATCCATCGTGTTTGTGTCCACTTGACACTGCAAATGCATCACGGAGTTTGTTGTACTCGGCGTTAATAGGTGCTGCACGAAGTGTAGCTGTTGGTATTATGTCTGCTGAAGACTGTCTTACGTAACCTGCCAAAGTATTATCTCCTGTCGGCTGTCTCATACGTCAAGGCTACTGCCTGTATAGTATGACTTGCATTTGTATTATTCGTAACGTAACTTATCGAAACAGAGTTACCTGATCCAGATATATTTGTAAGTGTTTTAGGTGAGGGATTACCATCATATATACCACCTGCTCCATATATAGCTGTACCATAAATTGAAGCCGCACCCTCTGTAGTAAACTCATAGTTAGTAGGGTTGCTTGTCCCTGTGTCATCGTAGTCATAAGAGACACCAACAAAAACTTCTGTATCACCCTCTGATTTTAAGTAAGTGTTTACTTTATGTACTATCTTACGTACTTCTGGGTCTTCCATATAGTAATAGGGTGTTTGATATAAACTAAAGATAGAGTTACCACCAAAGCTATTACCTTTTTCTTGTCTATGTACTCTACCAGAACCATCTCCATGTATTACATGTTCAAATTGTCCTATGTATCCACTAGCTACACAATTTGCTTCCATACCAGTAAGCTGACTATACTCAAAAATACTCTGCTTATTCTGACTCTTACGTATACCACCTATTAAAGATAGAGAAGCATCGTTTTTAAAGAAGAATCTAAACTGTGACTTCTTCCTAAGTACTACAATAGCTATATCTTCTATTTGTTCTGATAGATAATAATTATCAAATATAGATTGTATCTCTTTAGATACAGTAGCAAGTTCAACATCACCAATTTTATCAGTACCAGAAACAGGACGTATACCATCAGGTCCTAAGAAAAGTAAATCACCACCAAACTCTACCACAGAATCAGGTGCAAGGCAACCCATATTTGAAGTAACATTTTCTAATATAAAATTAGACGAATTATTACCTGTTAGTCTTTTAATATTATTAGAACCAAAAATATATAATTGATTACGAAACTTTTTAACTGCTGTTATAGTATAGCCTACATTAATAACACCAGCACCATTAGCAGGGCTAAAATCAGAATAATTTAATGGAGCACTAAAGTATAGGTTGTATGGCTCAGAAGAATCCCCACACAAAAATAAATGAGATGCAAACTCTTCAGAATACTTAGGGTTGTTTGGAGCTTGTGCGTGTGTTATCTGTGTGTATGCAGTACCATCATATGTTGCCGCAGGGTTGATACCATCTGTAAGTAGTATAACTTCTCCTGACCAGTTAAAACTAGTAAAACGAATCCTACTAACATTAGTCATGTCAGGATTACCAGCTTCTGGTATAGCTACCCAAGAACTATTAGAGTTCTGCCATCTATATAGATAGTCATGACCAGATGTAGGTTTTCTACAGGCAAATATACCATCGTGTAAATTACCATTGACTGTAAGGCCAAGTATAGCACCTGTACCGGGAACAGTACCATAGTCGTTAGCATAACCACTGATACGACGATACCCACCCGAAAGGGCAGGTTCATAGTTAATCATTCTTATAGCACTACCCGATAAGTTAGTAGCTTGGGTTAGCGGGTCTATATTAGTGACCAACCCCCCAGCACAAACTGATAAGTATGTACTTAGTCTATCTGCCATTTAAATAATATTCTTATATAAAGAGTTACCTGATCTATGTATTACAGTTGAACGTAAATAGTCTTTGCTATCTACTAGTAATCTACGCATAGATTTAATGCCCGTTCTAAACTTAGCATCGTGTAACTGTGCTGATTGCTCATTAGACCTAAAGTGCATTAGGTACATCATAGCACCGTCAAGTACTACATGTTTAAATCTATCGGGAATAATACACACATCAGTACTTAGCACTAGATCAGCAGGTACTTTCCAGTATCTGTATTCTATAATGTAAGTATTATCTGGTACAGGTGAAACACCAAACTTATCTTCTTGTGTTTTATATACTACATCAGGTTTTTGATAACCATCTGTTCCAGCTACATCATCAAGACTTCTTCTATCACTTATGTATGATTCATACGAAATGCTAGGCAGTTGTGTTGGATGTGCAGATTGTGCATTAGTTAAATAAAATGTTTCCCAATCTGCTTTAGAATAGTCAGAAGGGAAGTCATAGGTCTTTGTGCCTACTGCAAGTGTTTGTTCGTAAGTTACTAATGTGAAAGGCCACTCTTGTGCCTCTTGTAGTATCTCACGTACTGAAGAATTAATAGAGTCTTTAGCTAGTGACTGTACATTTTTAGTTGTGGCAAAATCAGCCTCACCAATCTCAACCTCGTTAAGACGACGAAGTAACTCATTCACTAGATTTATATACGAAGCCATATTAATTCCTACTGTTACAGATATAAGTGGGCTAGTTTCCCAGCCCACCTACAGTATTTTATATTATGCTAAGTTGTATTTAGCAGTGACTAATGCTTCTGGACGAAGAATCTTGCGTCCATATAGATGCATGCCACGAACAATATCAGCAAATGAGTCTGGATCACGGTATGATTCAGTTTTGTTGATTTGTTCCGCAGTTGCAACCGCAGAGTCATGACCAGCACAGATAACACCGTAGTTAGTGTTCTGGTTAGCCGCACCTGTTGTAGATGCACCAGTACCTACTGATGGTAAGTTGTTTGAAACGTATACACGGAAACCGTGGAAGTTGTTCAAGACTAGACCATTCTTTAGGCCATCACCACCAAAGTCAGCATTTAATAGACGTGAATCTTCATCACGAAGCACTTCCATCATCACCGGGTCAATTACGATCCAACGACCTTGAGTGTCTACGTTTTGAACGTCTAACAAACGGCTCATACGTGCCACCAACATAGCTGGTGAAACAGTAGCTGTAGGTAACGCAGTAGCTCCCGGCAGACGTGCTGCAACTGGAATCGAGTGATCGCCAGCAGAAGTTGTTGTGATGTTACCAAATGAACCTTTGATAAGCTTGTTCGCTGCAAGTAGTTCGTCTGAACCAGCTGCTGAGTTAGCTTTAGTACCATTTACTACATTGTTTACCGCACCAGCATTTGCATGTAATGCAGACTGTTTGTAACCAGATAAGTAACCAAGAACATCTTGGTCATACTGATCAGCCAAACGATATGCCGCACGATCCGAAGCCAAGCTTTGGAAGTTTACATGTGAGTGCGCTTCTTCGATGTCATCAACTTTAAATGCAAAGTAGTTTGCTTTGTCGATTGTTAGTGAAAAATCGTTGTCTGAAAGGTCCTGTGTTGAGATAGTAGTACCACGTAGATACGCAGTTACTGAAATCTCAGGTTCTTTTATGATTTTTACTGAGTCGCCCATTTGAGCGATTTCTCCGAAATAGTCAGAGTTAGTGATAGCTTCACAGATAGCAGATTTGCGAAATGCAAGTTGCACCTGTTTGCTGTAAATAACGGGCGAGAAGTTACCGTTTGGTAAGTTTGTGTAGCCCGAAGCCTTTCCAAATGCCATTTTAATTCTCCTTTAGCATTAGATTACAGATGCAAACGACTATTCACTTATATAGAGGCTAAGTACTTGTAGGGTGCGTTACTATGAAAGTTGGCCTACCTTCAGTATAACGGGCCATAAGACATTAGGTTGTCAAGAAGTATTTTGTTGTTTGCGTGGGTTTAGTCGTAGTGTGAGTAACCTGTGTCTTAGGGGTCACACTACTACATTGTACATATAGTTATATCATAAATATATTATATGTCAATAGCTTTATCGAGCATTGCCCGACATATCGTAAATAAACTTACCAGTACGAATGGCTTCCATAATAGCGTCAGAAGCTTTTTCATACTGTTGTGCTGTCATCTTATTCACTTGTGATTCTTTAAATACATTCTTAGAATCATCTGAATCAGGTGTAGCGTTACTACGACTGTTTACTGAACGTGCGGCATCTTTATTGTTGCTCGCAGGTTTCTTTGTTTGAATATTCATATCAGCTTTATACAAATCAATTGCACGTGCGGCTGATCGTGAGTCACTAGCATTCTCATATAGAGCATCCTGTACCCACTTAGGTTGTTCATCTACCCAATTATGAAACGCATCATCATCTCTAATCTCACCAAAGTCAGGGTGTGCAGTCATTAACTCTACTTCAGCTTTCTTGCGTGCCGCATCAGCTTTCATTTCATCAATTTCTTTTACACGTTCTTCTAATCCAGCAGCTTGTTCTTTTGCTTTTTTGATTGCAATAGTTTCTACTATAGCCGCTACATCTGGGTATTGTTCTGCCCAAGCTTCAATGTCTCCATCAGACTTAGGTAGTTTAATTTCTTGTTTAGTTGAGTCTTCAAGTTGACGTTGTAACGTTTTAAACTTGTCATCCCAATCTTTTTCTTTGTCTTGCATATGTCGTCTAAGATCACCGTAGCGTTTCTTAAAACTTTTTTCTTCAGCATTAATAGGTTCAGCTTCAGCTACTTCCTCTGTAGCTTCTGTTGTTTCACCTTTTTGTTCAGCAATAAGTTGTTCGAGTTCTTCCTCTTCCATCTTACGCTTATCTTCATTAGAGTATTTACGATTTGCAAATGCAACTTTAGTTTCTGGCTTTACTTCTTCTGCCATTATTTTATCATTCATGTTTCAGTCTTTCATACTGGGGCCGCCGTAGCCTAGTGTTGGTAGGGGGATGGGTAGCCAGTTCAAATTTAGCAGAGGTTAAATAATTGGTGCTGCTAATCCACGTCTTACAGGTGCTGTAGGTTGTTCTGTTTCTGGTGCACCTAAATCTAATAGTTCACTTCCTAGTATACTTATAATAGTTTGTCCTATAGGAGTTCTCATTAGTTCAATTATTTGTTGTTGATCTTCTTCTGCTAATGCATCAAACCTACTTGACACACTAAGTTTATATTCTTCAAAATCCATATCATTTATTCCTAAACATTTTGTATGCACCTACTAAGTAACAGATTGGTTCTAATATAGCTCTATAGAAACGTCCTAACTTATCACGTTTTTTATTTTGCATCTCTGCTCTAAGGTCTGCAGTACGATGTCTCGCAATATTCTCTAGTGTTTTACGCACATACTTATAATCTTTTTGATATGCAAGTTCTACTAAAGGTAGGAATAATGTATGGTATCCTACTTCATGTTCTTTTGTCAAGTTATTATTTGAGTATTTTAACCACACAGCCTGACGGTATGAACCAAAGCCATAAGACTCATTCATAGCAGTACATACTATTTTACTACTACTACTATTTCCTTTATTACCACTATCTTTATTGCTTTTTGTTTTTGTTACAGGTGCTGCTTTAGTTTCTTTCTTTGGGAATGTACGAGTTAATACATTAGTTCCCGGTTGACTAGTCCATACTGCACCTGCCATATTAGGATCACCACCACTAGCATCTGTACCAATTTTAGCTTTAGCAGTTTTAGATAACTGATTCTTTTTAGCTGGTGTGACAGCAGTTTTCTTATTCGTACTTGCAATACTTGCTTCTTTGTCATTAAACTTACCAGCAGGTTTATATTTATCAGCACCTTCAAATACTCTTTCGTAAACTGTAGATTTAACTACTGGTACATCATAATCATCATTTCTATAAACAACTCTATTTTCTGCATTGCGTAATGCAAACCCTTCTTTATCTGCATACACACCTTGTGATTTACCATCGGTAATAGCACCAACAGCATAACCATCTACTGCAGTACCACCCGTTGTTGCATACCTTCTGTTTAAGTCAGCGGCTTGTGCTAAATTTGCGTCTGGTAAGTTTTGCCATGCTGTAGCTTGATTAGAATCACCAGCTTTATATGTTTGAGCAGGTGTAGATGTTTTAGAACCTAAACCACTTGGGCGCATCTTAGGTGTTGCTGATGTAATACTTAAAGGTATTTCTGAAGCATTAGTTCTAGCTGCACGATCCGCATCTGTAGTATCTACTAATGAAAAATTAGTTCTAGCGGCTTTTTCATCCTCAGTGTTAATTTGTGGAAATGGGCTATATCCATCATCTGCTGTTACTTGAGATGGGTCTGCGCCTCTTGGTGGTATAGGTGCTGTATAACCTTCACCATAGTTAGAAGCAGAACCACCACCAACAGTAGCTGTTGTCGGAAATACCTGAGAGTTTCTTTGTAAATCAGTAGGTGTATATGTACCTGCTCTGGGGTCTGAAGCAGTAAATGCAGGATTTGTAGCGTCTGTTGGGAAGTTATATACTTGATCTGGAAAAACATCAGGTTGTTGATCTGCTCTTGGTGGTAGCATATCGTTATTAAAAAATTTATTAGTGGCTTCTAAGTCTTGTGTGGGAGGTAATAAACTATCTATATAATTATCTTTACGTGTTACACCCCTAGTTAAATTAAAAACATCTGTACCCATTATATTATCTGCAGTTGGTTTTTTACCAGCTAATTGATTTTTAAGGGCTTCATTAACACTATTAGTTGGTAGTTGTGTAACTGGGAAAGTACTAGTTTCACTAGGGTCATTACTGGCATTTGTAAATGGTAAAGTACTGGTTGCACTAGGATCACCGTATGCGTCAGTACGTATAGGTGGAGTTGGTCTATAACCATCATCTGCTGTTTGGGGTGGTGGTAAAAACCTATCTTTTTCACTACTTGCTAGTGTGTAAGGATCAGGTGTAGATGTAACTATAGGAGCTTCTAATTGTTCTAAACCAGTTAACTCTGGTGTAATAATAGGCGTAGTAGTACCTGTTGGTAGTTTAGCACCCACACCTGCTACAGATACTGTAGATGCACGTTTGGCTTGTTCTTCTGGTGACATATCTCTGTAAGTTGTAAGTGGAGTACCTTGCAATGCTTTAACAGCACCTACTGGTGCAACATCAGCCATTGCTTCTCTAGCTAAGTCATAATCATCTGGAAGAACACCTCCAGTTGGTGCAAAGACTGCATCTGATAAAGCTTGTCGTTGCTCTTCTGTGACATTGCCCCTTACTTTATTTGTAAGCATCTCTGTCATTTGTTGATCTGTAGTAGTTGCAGGTACATCTTTCAATACGGATTCTACAGCATCTTGTACAGAAACAGTAAGTTCAGTAGCACCTGACGTTGGGTTTACTCTAAATATTGGAAGATCAGTACTTGTTTTCTTATCTACTTCAACACTAGTCTTTTTAGCAGCTTCAATCTCTTCTGGTGTTTTGCCTAATAAACCACCTATAAAATCTACTACACCACCAATTAATCCACCAGAACCTTTTGCTAACAGACCAAGAACCTCTGTAAACTCACCCTTTAAATCCTTTCCAATAATACCAGAGGCTATTCGTTTATTAATAGTATCTTGTATTTTTTTACTTTGATGTGACATAGCCATCATACCAAAAATACCTAAAGGTCCCATAAAACCCATTGCAACTTTTACAAGAGTACCCTTTGTACCCGTTTGATCTTGCGCAAGTTTTAACAACTCTTCATTACTAATATTATCATAATCAACAGGTTTAGGGGCTACTGCAACGTCAGTACGATCATCACTACCTCTTGAACGTATTTCTTGCGTAGCGGCATTAGTATCTGCGACTATATCATCGGTTGGTGTAGTACCTGTACCTACAGAACCTTCACCTGTATACAAGAAGTACCCATCTGGAATAGGGAATGTAGCTACACCACCTATGAATGGTATCATAATATTATTACCAGCTGCATTACGATATTCTTTGTATTCAATAGCAGCTTCACCCATAAGTTTCTTGAAGTCTATTGTAGTACGTACAGGTTGTGTAATCTCTGGTGTGAGTCTACGAGTAGCTGTTGTAGTAGGTGCAACAGGTTGTCCACCAGTATATACAGGTTCTTGTCCAGTACGTACAACATTTGTAGTACCAGTAGTTAAACCACCAACAGCCATGTTAAGTTCACCACCATCATCATCAGGTTCACCACTAGCTACAATAATTAAATCATCCATACCAAAAGGTAAATCGTCTGGCATTGTAGCTTCATCACTATTACCCATTTGTCCCATAGCTTCCATTTTCTTTAGACCCATCTTAGCTTCTTGTCGTAAGTTCATAAGCTTCTCAAGCCCGTGGTATCTTGTAACCTCTTCAGATAGAATAAACTCACCTTTACTTACGTTAGCTTCAATATCATCACGAACACCTTCACGAGTTCCACCAATAGGAACTTCATTACCAGACTCTTCGTCAATCATACCGCCCTCATCTTTTAAGCCACCACGTGCGAATAGTTCCATTTGTTTTTCCATCATAGGATGTTTCCTTATTTGTGTTTTAATACTTCGTCACGTAATAATTTTATTCTACGTAATTGAAAGATCGCACCTTGTGCTCGGTATATGATCTTATCATTGTCAGCTTGTTCCATAGTTCTGTGCTGTTGAGCTATTAGAGAATCTATATAACTATTGAACTGTTCCCATTGCTGGTGGTTGCTGACCATTGCCTTGAGCTTGCTCAGGTGCTCCTTGTCCTTCTGCATTTCCGCTAAATCCTTGTTCTTGTGGTAGAGGTGCTTGTCCTGTACCTATGTTTCCACCACCTGCGCCTGTAGGGTCTGCTGGGTTAGCACCTGCTGGTGCACCTTGCTGATCTGTTGGCTGTTGTGGTTGTTGAAAACCTTTCATGAGTTCAGCTTGAATAGCTGCCTCGTCCATATTGTTAGTAACCTTATCTGGGTCTAACTCAAGAGACTTTGCAATCTCCCGTATAATATACTGAAATTTTGCAAAAGGTGCAAGGGCTGGACTAGAAGAAATTTGCATAAACTGCATTAATCTTTGGCTACGTACTTCATTAGCCATCAAGCTTTCTGTACCACGAGCCTTAACCTCTAAATCACCTTTGATCTTAGGATCATAATCAAACTGCATATTGAATCTAAATAAGTTCTCACCTAGTGGACGCAATAGGTAGTCATCAATATTCTTGATAACATTCTTAATGCCACCTTGTGCAGCACCCATTAACATACTAATACCAGAAGCGGTACGACCTACACCTGACACACCTGTCTGACCATGTGCGAAAGATGGAAATCCTGTAGACTCATCTGCAAGGACACGTGCCTTGTCAAAGAGTTGCAAGTTCTCCTGAGCAACATTAGGAAACTTAGTTCCAAAAATGCTTTGTCCGGGTGCACCACCTTGGCGACGAAAGACTTTGCCGGGATACACGGACATATCCTGTCCCGGTACTAAGTTAGTTTCGTCTACCTCTATCAACAAGTTTCCTGATAGTACAGCATTGTCTACAGCCATACGCATGAAACCATTCATTAGTGTTTGTGTATCATCCATGTTCTCAGCAATACCTACACCAAAGAAGCTGTAAGGATTGAGTTCGTATGGTACAGCCATGTAAGGGATACGTGCAGGTTTAAACGGATTCATAACCATGCGTAGTAGTTTACCATTACAAATCCATACATTAGCTTGTAACTCATCTACATTAGATAATTCATCTGGTATATCTACACCTTGCTCTATCAGCATTTCGACATCTACCATGCCCCAATACTCTAGTACTTCAAAGCGTTCAATACCATGCTCAGGTGCATAATCAGATAAATCATCTTCCCAATGTTCTTTACTATAGTTTTCACCTAGTGAGATAGCTTCATCAATTACAGATGAACGGAAGTGTGGTCTACGTTTAAGTGAACGTAACTGTGTCCTTGACATCTTATGACGTTCAATAACAAACTGTGCTTCATCCATATTAGTAGCATCAGGATCAGGATAAAAGTTCCATACTGATACGTGAGATACTTGTGGGATTGTTTTCATTACTGGTGAATACTCACCATCTTCATCCCAGTTAGGGTATTCTTTATCTACTGCGAATGGTCCTTTCATTACGCCAGTACCAAACAGTGCCATCTCAAATGCTGTACTACGTAAATGTTTACTAGCACTAGACTCTTCTAACTGATCATGTATTTTCTTTTGCATCATCTTAGCCGCTATCATAGCAGGGCTAAATGTAACAGATGTAGGAGTTTTACCTACACCCTCACGGACATTATCAATCTCACCTAATTTATCTTTGAGTGGTCCAATACTATCAAGTAATGTTTTAGCAGTAGCACCTGCAGGTAAGTCTTTACCATCACCAGCAAAACCATATGGGTTTACTTCTTCGTTTAGTTCTGACTCACGTAATTGCTCAGGTTCTTTAGGATCGAAGTGTACATCAGATACTACGCCTTCTGGTAGTTCGGTAGGATCAACTGTTAACGGAAACTTCTGCCCAGCAAATAGTACATCTACTATCTGACCATAAGCAGCAAGTGTCTTAGTTTTAGTTACTTTAATAAATACTCTTGACTTCTCAGCCTCAGTAAACTGTACATCAGGACTATATAAACCACGATAGTTACGATATGCTTGTAACCAACGTTGTTCATCTTGTTGTCTGTAGTCATCAGCACGATTGTACTTCTCCATAATAAATGGAATTATCTTTGCTGTATCTGCATCATCAACCGTAGAGTCATCAGTATCCTCTAGGATAATTGCATCATCTTCGATAAAGCCTTCGTTTTCTTCTGCCATTTATTTGTCCTTAATATCCAAACGTGGAATCTGCTACATTCATACCACCTGATGGTCGCCCATTTGGATCATAATCAAATATGCTAAACCGTGGTCTTGACATGATACCATAACGTAATGCATCGTACAAGTGATCTTCTGAGGTAGTATCTATATCTTCTGGGTTTCTTTTGTCTATGGGTAACGCAGGTAATTGAGCTACCATGTTAGTACATGTATCAAAGAATACTAAGCGTGGTTCTTCGGTATATTCATCTACCTGTAACCTTCTATGTATCTCATTCTTACCTGCTACACGTGAACCTTTTGATCTATCTGATGGTCGCCATCTGCAACCTCTTTGAACCATTTGTTCTGCTAGGGAAGGTCCTGTATCACCACGCTTGTGCCATAGTGAGCTATCAAGTACTCCATACTTAATATTACCATCTCCAGCTTCTAAGTCAAGTACTTGATCAGCTAAATCTGCGGCTAATACTTTACTTACATATAACTCACGATATACTATTAGTTGTTCACTAGGTGATACCGCAAACCATACTACACCAGATTTACTACCATATCCATAATCACACGCTCTAAACTTAACCCAGTTACTTGGTATATCGAATGGTTCAATTACGTGTTTAGTTCTATCGAACTCAGTAAACGCTGCACCTTCTTTGATATCCCAATCACCTTCTAGTAATTGTCTTCTTTGCTGTTCTGGTAGTGATAGAAGCATTGCTTCGTAATCACCTTGTTCAGCTAAGTATGGATTATCTGATAATCTTGCAGGTATAAATTTACGTTTGAATAAAGCTTTACCAGCTTTCTCGTGACCTGCAGGGTATCTTAATACTTCAGTTGTTTCAATATCAGTAGCATCAAATGATTTATTATGAGGTGCTGGATCAATAAACATCTTCTTAACCCAATGATGACCTCTACCACCGGGGTTAGTCGTAGCCCTCATGTATACAGGTAAATCACTTGCAGTAGATCGTAAACGTGAGCGCATGTAGTTCCAAGCAAATGGTGTAGGCCACTGTGTAAGTTCGTCAAAGCCTATCCAACTAAATGCTAAACCTTGGTATCTTAATACATCATCCTCTTTATCTAGGTATGACATCCACAGTCTTGCACCTGATGGTGCTGTCCATTGCATCTTACGTTCTGACCATTTGATACCCGGCCATATTTTAGGATACATTTCTTGAGACTTAAATATAAGTTCTCTTAGTTCTTCTGTAGTATGTCTTAGTAGCAACCCTGAGAATGATGGGTGTCCCATGAAACGTAGTGGATCAGCTAACATAGCATATGATTTACCACCACCAGCACTGCCACCATATAGTACTTCACGTTCACCTGCGGCAAGGAAGTCAGTCTGTGGTCCAGCATTAGGTTTAAATATTACATTATGCTGTTCTTCAACTTTAGCTAAATCATGATCAACTAAAACTTTAGGCGGCTCTGGTTTCTTCTGTGTCTTCTTTTTCTTTTGCACCGAGTCTTGTGCGCTCGATTTCTTCCGCTTTGGCGATTGCCTTTTTCGCATAGTCTGCCCATCTGCGAAGGCTTCCAGCTTTGTTTTTTCTTTGTCGCTCATTATCTAACCGTTTCTTTAAACCTACATGAGAAATAGTTCTACCAGTATTTCTAGTCAACCAGTTAGCAACTTCTCGATATGAATACTGTTTTAAGTATTTCTGTGCTTGCTCAAGCATATCAAGTTCTGCACTGATTGGCAAGAGTATTCCTTTATCTTTTGGGTCTAATTCATAACCAAAGGGAATTGTTCTTGCTACACGTGGGATTGCTACCCATCTACTATTTTCTTTAAGGTCTGTCGGTTGCGGTAATTTCCATTTACCTAATGGTTTAGTCATCATCTTCCTGTGCTTTTTTAGCTGGCATCAACATAACACCACCCTTAGCTTCTACTTGCATCTTCTCAGTTTTAACTAAGCCAGTACGATCAAGTAGTTCTTTTGCTGCAGTCATCTTATCACGTATACCTAACTCAGTAGGATCGTATAGTGCACCTACCATAGCCATAGCCGCTTTAGGTACATTACGTGCTAAGTAGCTGTGAGTAACATCAATGATTTCTTCTTTGAGACTATTCGTTATTTCTGTGTTAGAAGTATTAGCTGAATAACCTGCAATGATCTTAGCACTGGTAATATCTCCACCAGCTTCATCCATAAGGACTGCTAAGAACTTCTTCTGTCTATCTGTTAACTCACGTGCCATATTATTATTCCACCATGTGTAATGCTTGTTCAAGCGTTTCTTTGTTACGCCTAGACCAACCACGTCCAAATGTTTTGTACGTATCTAATCCTTCATAGAACCCTTGTCTTACTGTATATACATAATCAATAATATACTTAGGGTCTTTCTCCATAACAAGTTGTAGTGTCTTAGGACCAATAGCACCATCTGCTGTAGCACCTACTGCACGTTGTATAGCTTTAGCAGGTCTACCACTACCACTATTAACAGCCCAATCGAATGCACACCAATCTACCCCCGATGGAAGTTGATCACCTTTGACTCTATCCCAATAGTTCTGTTTATATATTGGGGCTACATCTTCTGGTGTTAAATCACGCATCTCTTCTTCTGTAGACTCACGACCAATCCATTCGTCATATACACGTTTAGTTACACCAAGATTAGTCATGCCACCGGGATCACTAGGATGATTAACGTAACCACCCTCGTGTTCCAGTAGCATTTCTAAACATTCATTAAAATTACTCTTCATTATTATTTTTTCCCACCGAAGAACTTACTTACGCCACGCATACCAATGCTGGCACTAACGATTCCACCTAAAGAGTACTGATACCAATCAGGCATAACCTCTAACGCAGTAAAACCTGCTTGTACTATTTCATTACCCCAATCACCACAGAAGGCTAAAATCAAAGGAATGGAAAACAATAAAGTAATCCATTCATCTTTCCAGCTATTCTGTGTGGCTTTCATAGCCTCAATATCCCAGTCTATTTCACCTGTGGCTATCTTCATTTTTGTTTCAGCTTCTGCTTTCTTTACAGCAGTCTTGCCTTCTATAACTGTACCAGCAAGATTAGCTACTTGACCTATTAAGTTTAGTCCTAACATTATCCGTTGTTACCTTTCACTTCTTTCTTGCTCATGTTAGTTACTCCGAAGAATACACCAACTATACCAGCTACAGATAAGAAATATATAGAGGCCATAGAGCCAATGATGTCAGCGGCTTGATCAGCACCTACAATAGTACATAGCAATACTAGAAATGGATATGCAAGCATACCAACTAAGCAGAACCATGCCATACGTCTTTGTGCATCTCTCTGAGCATCTTCATCATCGAGTCTACGTCTACGATCTTCTAACGCTAAAGCATCCCACTCAGTCTTGTCTATAGAGCCATTGTTGTCTACATCTACTTCTTCAAAGCTAGTCATTCTTAGACTTTCCTATACCTTTTAGAAGTTTTAGCAGCGCCTTTAGGCTGTTTAGAAAACTGTTTACCAGCTTTAGTATCTTTACGCTTTTTTGCAGTAGTAGCTGCGTACTGCGAACTAGACATCGCTTTAAGAGCTGCAGCAGGTAAATAACGTTCCCCTGTAGCTTTACTACCTTGAGTCGAAGGTTTTCCACTTTTAGTCCCCCACTTTTGACGAGTCCATTTATTAAGACTCTTTTGTGATTTGGAAAGGGCCATTATTTATAGCCCCCACCTGCAGCTTTATAGGCTTTAGCGAGCATCTGTGCTTTACGTGCGGACCATTGATTGGCCTTGCCCCCCTTAGTTCCCCGTTTAATACGTTCAAACAAACGCTTCCGCATAGTAGGCTTAGTATAATTTCCTGCCTCATTTACCTTTGACTTTGCTTTCGATTTCGCCACGAGTAATACCTATATCTCTCAAATCTTTATCAGACATATTATTTAGTAACCATAAGTCGGCACTTGCTTGTCTGCTACGCTCTATGCGCTTGAATAATCTTTTAAACATTTTAACTATCTCCGTTATGTTAGTAAGGCTTGTTTACCTTACAGAGATAGTTATACCATACTTAGTTATATCATAATACAGATAATAATGCAACCCCGTTATGCATTCCTAGCAGGGTCATAGTATTCTTCTAGTGAAACCATTACATCAATTGTGTTAGTAGTCTCACCATATGCTAATAGCTTATCACCAGCGTGCAGGTTAAAGTAACCACCATTAACTAAGTTATCTACAGAGTGACCTGCCATACTTAATCCATTAGCTATATAATGATATGCATTATCTTCTTTGTGATAGAATTGTACGTATACCTTTTTAGTTGAGTTACTATTATTACTCAAGTGTAGATATCGTACTATAGCACTGAAGTTATTAGGGCATGTGTACAACACAGTAGCACTTGCATCTGCAGCAGTAGCGGATACAAGATAACCTTGTGTGTGAAACTTGGCGTTGTTTAAATTAGCCATTACTTACCTGCGTCTTGACACTTACCTGTGGCAGAACAGTTAGCTGGTGTAGTACAGCCCTTACATGTTTTAAATTTACCTGTAGAATACATTTATATTTTTCCTATTACCATTTAACTTTGTGTGACCAGTACTTAGCACTTAGCTTACTAGTCGGTTTACCTTGAGCATTATGTCTAGCATAGTAACTCTTCTTACGAGCTTTATCTTTAGCTGATGTAGGATTCTTACCTGCACCACGTACACCCTGTTGTCCAAAGCGAATAAACTTATACGTGTCCCCTTCTTTAGCCATCACACAGTGAGACTTCTTAGGGTGACTAGGTGTCCTCTTAGGCTTGTTTACACCCTTGAGTCCTTCCTCTTTCATTTTATTCTTGACTCGCTCAGGTATTGCCATCTGTCCAACCTTCTTTTTTCATTGCCCACTCTACGTGTTCTAAAGTAAACTTACGACCATAGTAGGCTTCCACTGCAGTTCTTACGTAGAATACATCACTGTGAGGGATATGTAAGTTCTTTAAATTACCATCAAGTAAATGATCGTAGAATTGTTTAAGAACATCGTCTGTATATAGTTTTACTGATTTCTTTGCCATTGTCAATAGTTAATTGCACAAAGTCCTCGCCTAAGAAGGCGATTTCTATGTACGTACATACCTCATTGCTATTGCTTATCACTGTACATGTATACTTATATGTTTATATAGTTTAAGTATTATATAATTATAAGTATATATCATAGTACATGTATACTGTACGTGTATCACTTATAGTGACCCTACCCGGAATATACTATATACATAGTTTTACACACTCTGTACCCCATGTCAACCCCTAATCGTACATTGGTAACAAACTGTGATGATATTGTAATATATTGTAACATATAGTGATAGTATTTTGTGATCACAAATATACCCTGCACGTATACATAACACCATATCTGTATAGTGGTTAACACTCTCATATTTCTGATCTGTGTAATTGTACATATCATACTAACGTACACCCCCCGTATGCCCCCTGCCCACCCTAGCTTGAGGTCGTTTGCGTGCGCCCACAGGCACATGTACACGCATGGTGAGAGCATAATGCATAGGCACATACACCACACACGAGGAATATTCCACAATAACAATCACTTATAGTGATATGACAACTGTTATACAATCAGTTGCCTTCACATATGGTGCAAGCATAGGCATGCTACGAGCAAGTGACGTGTGTTGCGCAGTTGATGCACATATACACCCACCCATAGGCATGACCTACACATCACGTGCATCACACGCTCGGCTGCCTACACGTATACGCATGCGCACTCGCACTGAGAGCTGATTCGTTTTGCCCTCCAAAAAGTGATTCGTTTTTACCCTAACAAGTCCCACATTGGACTTAATTTGCTCCATATACTACTACGTAGTAAAATAGGTGTTGACACCATCGGATTTATCTGATCTAACTGATTGCATCGAAACGGCGAACTTGCCAAACTCAAAAAGGAAAAATCTTATGACAAATACAAACACAGCTAACACCGACACAAACACAGCAGTACTTGCTACACTTGAGCTACAAGGTGCTGACATAGCTCGACAATGGAAAGCTATCACCAAAGGTGACAAAGCACGCTTCACTCAGCATACACAAGCCAATGGCTTCGACATGCAGTTAGGCAAGCTTATGGTTGCACTTTCAGAAGAGTGTGAAGGTCGTATCAAGTCAACTAGACTTGCTGATTGTGGCATCAACATAGTTGATAAGAGAAGACGTAGCGAAGCTAAATGGTTCGTTGAAAACGAAGTTGAATGCCGTGAGTTTATTGCTAAAAGCAAGAAAGGCTTCACATCACTTACAGCATTGCAAAGTGCAATGTCAAAAGCCAACAAGCAAGCATCATCTACTGATGATAAAGCGTCAACAGGTAAATCTAGCAAAGCTAGTGCAACACCAACTGAGGCTACTAGCGAAGCTAAACCTGCAACTAAAGAGACAATCTTTAAAGAGTTGCTTGCCATATGTAAGGCTAGTGATGTGAACATCATGGACATTGCAGAGATGCTTATGCTTGAAGCAGAAATGCTTACACCAGAAGAATTAGCAGATGAAAAAAAGGTAGCATAATATAAGTTTACTTATAGGTTACATCTGGCTCTCTCTCCCTAGCTAGGTGTAACTTTATAAGTTAACTAGTCCAACGTTGGACTTACATATGAAAGGAAATGTCAAATGGCATACAGAACATCAAGGCAACGTAAGCGTCAAGAACAGCTACGTGAAGCATTCAAGCACACAGTCATGGGTGCAATGATGGGTTTTATTTTGGGTAGTGCTTTATTTCTACCATTTTTATTGAAAGGTTAATGTTATGTTAATTGAACGTAAATCAATTTATTCTGGCACTATAAGTGCAATGGATATTGATGTAACACCAACGCAGATTAATGCATGGTACTGGCAGGGTGAGCTTATCCAAAATGCTATGCCTAACATATCTGCACAAGAACGTGAGTTCATTGCTACAGGTATCACACCCACAGAGTGGGACGAAATGTTTAACTAGTCCAATGTTGGACTTATATCTTGAAAGGATATTAAAATGATTAAAGTAATCAATGCTGATAAGGCTGTAACAATTGCGTTTGAAAAAAGAACTAAGTATCTTAAAGACGTATTAGAACTTGCTATAAGTGAGGGCAGAAATGCTTTGAGTGTTTCATCACACAAAACTAATTCTGTAGATGTGGCACAATTGCGTGAGTATGGCTACGATGTTTGGGTAAATCCAGACAATGGTGATGCAGTCATAAGTTGGGGTATTGTATAATGGGTAATCGAGCGACACTTGAAGTAATAAATCAAGACTATTCTTGGCAAGAAACACCTTGCTACATATATGTACACTGGTCAGGTAGCCCTGAGACTGTGACTGAACTAGTAAAAGGTGCATCATCTAACATGCGTAAGTCTGATGTTAACTATGCTACTGCTAGACTAATAGCTCACATATGTAACTATGTGGAGGGTGGTTTGTCTGTAGGTGTACAAAAGAACAAAGAAGATTGGGATAATGGACACTATGTCATAGATATGAGTAATGGTAATATCAAGAATGATGATACGCTTATAGCTGAAGGCATACAGTTTGGTAATTTTTAACTTAGTCCAATGTTGGACTTAATATTATGAAAGGATTTATATGAAATTTAAATTGCATACAAACACACATTACACCATGCCAAAGCCTAGTCGTGCAGATCGTATAGCTCGGCTGCGAGCACGTATTGAGTTACAGCGTAAGTGTGCTTCACCTGTTGTCGATGTAGTGTATGACAACAAAAATAATGTAGTAGAGTTTGTGAGTGACTCAGGTTGGAAAACCTACAGCAAATCATAATACTACTACTACGTAGTAAAATAGTGCTTGACAACAGGTTGGTTATCTGATTTGTTGTTAAGCATCGGAACTAGTCCAACGTTGGACTTCACATAAAAAGGATTACATACAATGAAAAAGAATAACATGTTCAACACTCCTGATTCAGTTGATCAGATACCTGCATTGATAAAGAACGTAATAAAGTTTATTGAAGCACCTAAAGGTAAAGGTGATACAGTTGAAGCAATAGTTTCAATCATGATGATAAATAATTTTATTGCAGATAACAATGGGGATACACAGTAATGTATAGTCGTGATGTAAGAGAAATCAAATCGTTTGTCCGTTGGGGTGGTACAGATGCATTTGTAAACACTGGCCTGTTTGTATTGCTAACGATACAAGCAGGTTTATCCACAGTAAAAGGTAGCATGGAAAAAGTAAGCATAGATGGTGTGAAAGCTAATTGCTTATGGGGCAAGAAAGGTGAAGGTTACAAGTACCTTATCAAGCATGGTGACTACTTACGTGGTGAGATGTACAAGATTGCAGATGCAAAAGGCTACAAAAGTGTTGAAGCTTGTGCTGATGTTGTTGAGTTATTTATGCAAGTACCTAACTTGGGTATGGTCAAGGCATCTTTCCTTGCTCAATGCCTAGGTTTCAATGTAGCTTGTATTGATGGACACAATGTCAAGCGACTAGGTATCAATCCCAACGCTGTAAAGACACCACCAAAGGCTATGAAGCCAGAGACTGCACGTCGAAAGGTTGAAGAGTACATAGTACTTACTCAACGTGCTGGTTCAAAGTATTGGTGGAACACATGGTGCGAGTATGTTGCAGGTAACAAAGCTAATCGTAAGCTTACTACAGGCAATGTCGTATCTAAATTTCATGTAGAATGTATAACATACGGGAGGTAACATATGAATGCAGTATACTATGAAGAACTTTATTAAGTTCACTAAGTCCAATGTTGGACTAACTACTAAGAAGAAGAAGCCTAAGCGTGATGATTGGAAGCGTGAGCGTTCAACAGCACGTAAGATTAAAACTAATATGCAAAGAGGCATAACAGATTACAAACCAAAACGTATAGCATAAGGAGCTAACATAAAATGACTACTATTTCAAAACCACTAGTAAAGAACACTAACCCAGAACTATATGTGAAGCACACAGCACACATGTCAAGAGCAGGTATTCATACCTACAACTATGCGTCTGTTGATGATTACATTCTACAGAACTGGAGAGTGTCTACTATAAAACAGATTGCATCTGACTTAAACGAATACCCTAATCGTATTGTATATAGGGTACAAGTACTACAATCTGTAGGTTTAATAGGTAGCAAGTACACTACTAAGCGTGCTACATTGAAGACACAACAAAAGATGCTTGTCACTTGGTTGGCAGATATCAAACAACAATTGGAGGCGTAATAACAATGTCAAATAAAACACAAGCACAGTGGAAAGCTGAACGTATGGCTAGGTATAAGGTAAATAAAAAGTTATTGGCTAGTATGTCTAAGGAACAGCGTGAAGCTATCGAAGAAGCTCAAGAGGTTTTGCGTGACACGTATTCTATGGCTACAGAAGCGCATGATCTATACATGTCAGACATAGGTAAGATTGAGTCAGCTTGGTATTCACTGAGGTTTGCATTCAAAACTGAGGAAGAGTAACGTATGCCTGTTATGGCATATGAAGTCACGTTAGCCATTGACAGTGAGAATACTATCGTTAAGTTAGATGATACGTATCCTTCTGTAAGTGACTGGCGTACAGCTTCGGAGTTTGCTATTCATATGATGATGCGTAGCAAACCTGATTCACGAGTTGAGTTTGTCGATTGTAGTGAGAGAGTACATGAGGTATACTCATCATGGGGATACATAAGTGAAACCCCACCATCAATTCAATAAGTCCAACGTTGGACTAACCATGAAAGGAAATATAAAATGCATTGGGATACATACTTAGTTGATTTAGATATACCAAAAGAATGGAAGTGTACAAGCCATCATCATGATGAACTACCAAGCTACCAAGTAAATGGTCTACACATATGGATGGGCAGCCATGATGCAAATGTGCGTGAGGCTGATGCAAAAAACATTTGGGGTACAGATTGGGGTATGTTTACACGTTTCATAGTTCAATTGGCAAGCACCTACAATGGTGAGTCAGATGATCATGCATGGCTATGTAGTACTGATAGCTTTGAAGAGCTACAACAATTTGTAAAGGAATATAACAATGAAGATTAGAACACAACTATCCTTATGTGATGGCTTATCAGGTGGTCAGATAGCAGGTGATAAGATAGGCTTACGTGCTGATACTTATATAGCTAGTGAGATAGACCCACATGCTATTAAAATTACACAGAAAAATTATCCTGAACACTGTACAAGTAGGTGATATGACTGAGTGGAGATCATGGGATATTGATTGGTCTAAAGTTGATCTAGTTACAGCAGGTTTCCCGTGTCAGGCATGGTCAGTTGCAGGTCAACAGAAGGGTGATCGTGATCCACGAGGTCAATTGTTTTGGGTAGTACTAGACATCATGCAACATGTGCTAGAGCACAACCCTAATGCTAAGTATCTAATGGAGAATGTTAGAATGTCGAATGCTTTTGAGGAGTACATCACGTATCACACTGAGCAAGCATTGCCTAATGTAAACAAGTACCTAATCAACAGTGCGCTAGTGTCTGCACAGAATAGGAAACGTTTCTATTGGACTAACATCGAAGGTATTCAACAGCCAGAAGACAAAGGTATAGTATTGAAAGATATACTCGAAGGATGGTTTGACTGACAGAACTAAGTCACATTGTCTTGATGCTAACTATTTCAAGGGTGGTAATCTCAAGTCATACTTCGAGAAGCATCGCAGACAGTTGGTGTTTAGTCCTAGTGGTATGTGCCACGTAGGTGACGCTGATTTGAATGGCAATCAGTCTATCAAGCGTGTGTATGCAGCCGAAGGTAAAGCACCTACCTTGACTACTATGGGTGGTGGACACAGAGAACCTAAAGTATTGGTGAAGGGTGGACGTATGGTTGGGCGTAGACTAGATGCTAATGGTACTCGTAAAGACTATGACACATCTATACCAATCAAACAGATGATTGAAGTTAGAGAAGATGATAAAACTAATTGTCTAACTACAGTGACTAAGGACAGTATCTTGATTGAGGATATGTCTTGGCGTAAGCTAACACCATTAGAATGTGAACGCTTACAAACAATACCAGATGGGTACACTGAAGGTGTATCAAACACACAGCGTTACAAGATGCTCGGTAATGGGTGGACTGTAGACGTGATAGCACACATATTGAAAGGGTTATGATATGACAATTAAAGAGCTAATACTGCAACTTGAACAAGCACTAGAGTCTCACTATTCAGATGAACTTGTGTGTATTTATGATCAAGATACAGGTGAGCGTATAGATATAGAAATTGTAGATGATACAATTGATGGTGAAGTACAACTAAATGTAAAGGAGTTTTACAATGACTGATGAAATACAAACATATAGTGTATCCAAAGCTTTAAGGGCTTATGCAGAAGGTTATGCAGTATACATAGCACACCCTCTTGATGAAGACCCAGATGATAGACTGTTTAGCGCAGATGAAATCATGAGAGCTGATGGACATTTATTTATAATAAAAGAAGTAGTGTTTGAGTACACATAAATATATTAAAAGGAGAAACAAATGACACAATATAAACCATACTACAGAAGTAAACCTGTAACAGTACAAGCACGCAAAGAGAAACGTGATGCAACTATAATGACTATAGCTGTAGTAATATTCACAGCATTTGCTATGTTAGGTATTGGCTTTGCCTTCTCAGTATTAGTTCGCTATGTAACTGGTTTGATATTATGAAGCATTGACATTACTATACAAACATGGCACAGTTGCCACATACTTAAACAAATGGAGAATAATATGACTTATATACCTGATCACCTAGACTTCAAAGTAGCATTTGAACCAACAAAAATGCACGATAAGAAGTACGTTATCAATGAAGATACAGGTGAATACCTTGGCATTGTGGGTAATACATTCCAGTGTGCAGCACATGGTGATTTCTTTCGTGGTGTAATGGACACTGCTACACAAGAGCTAGGTGCTGATGCATTAGATGGTGCAGTCAATCAGTTTAGAACAGCACGTAATGGTGCATGGGCTATGCTTGACGTGACACTACCTAACATCAAGACTAAAATTACAACTGACAAAGCTGAGACTGAGATTGGTAACAGGATCATCAGCTTACATGGTATTGATGGATCATGTAGTAACCAAGTATTCTTTGGTGCTATAGATTTCTTCTGTACTAACGGCATGATTACAGGTGATCACGACAAGGTGCGTAAGAAGAACACATCTAACTTTACTATGGATAGTTTTATCTACGAACTAAATCGTGCTCGTACTGACTTCTTTGATCAAGCTAAGAGGATGCAAGTGTGGGCAGAGACTAGCCTCAAGTTCATCAATGTAAAAGATTTGATTGAGAGTATCATTAGTTCTAAGACTAAGGCTGAGAAGATGTTCAGCTTGTATAATGCTGAGGCTAGTGTGCGTGGACACAACAAGTTTGCACTGTATTCTGCCTTCACTAACTACGCTAGTTATGCTGATGAACGTAATGGTTTCAACCTACGTAACACGGGACATGACACACAAGCTATCAACATGTGGTCACGTGAGCAAGAGGTATCCAAGTGGGTAAGCAGTAATCAGTTTCGTGTATTGGATGTTGCTTAATGCCTAAGCTACCTAGATATGTACAAGAGAGAGTATCACCTCACGGGGTGATCTCTTACAGATTTAATCCGCCGCAGAACTTAGTGGATGAGGGTGTGGTATCACGTCAAGAGTATGGCACTGATCTCAAGGAAGTGCGTAGTATTGTGAAGGAGTTGAACGCAGACATTGACCATTGGCGTGAACAAAAAGCGACAGTGGTACAGATAAAGCCATCAAGTAAGGTGACAGATTTGATTAACTACTACTATCAATCTAATGATTTCAATATGTTACGAGACACAACTAAGGTGGATTACAGATACTTCCTAACCATACTCCATCAGACTATGGGTGGTAAGAAGTACGACAGTGTAACAACTAAGGTTGCCAAGCAAGCATATGAAGGAGTGGGTTAAGCGTGGTATTAGTTTCGCTAATCATGCTGCAACATGTGCAAGTAGGGTATACAACTACGCTATTGACATGGAACATGCCACACAAAATCCTTGGACTAGCATCAAGCGTAAGGCATTGCCACAGCGTAAGGTTGTATGGTCACATGGTGATGTTGTCAGGTTTCTTGATTATTCGTACAGCGATTTTGACTACAGGAATGTGGGATTGATTGTGCACATGGCATATGAATGGTGTCAACGTCTAGGTGACATGCGTACACTGAAGTGGGAGAACATTGACTTGCGTACACAGCGACTAGAGTTAGAGCAGAGTAAGCGTAGGGCAGATGTATCACTACCAATATCAGATGATCTATGCCACATGCTGAATGAACAGCGTAATGACTTTGGCTTTCAAGATTATGTAGCACCACACCCACGACCAATGGGCGGTAAGTACCAACCATATGCAATGGAACGTTTGTCTAAGGTAGGTAGACGTGTCATGAGATTAGCTAAGTTACCAGAAGAGTTACGTCTAATGGACTTACGTAGAACAGGTGTGACACAGATGGTTGATGCAGGTGTACCAATTGGACAAGTGATGTCTGTTACTGGACACAATCATGTGTCTTCTGTGCAACCATATATGAAACATACATATGATTCTGCAAATAATGCCTTGACACAGAGAAATGTAAGTGTACAATCGAGTGCAGCGAGTAACATAGAAAGTGATACATAATGAATATACTTAGTATTATAAATGATTTGTCACTTACTAATGGTGAAACAAAGCGTATGACATGTCCTATGTGTAATACTAAGAATACATTTACTGTCACAAACAATATGGGTTCTATTGTATGGAACTGTTACAAAGCTAGTTGTACAGCTAGTGGCGGTACTCGTACTACACTTACTGCTGAGGACATACGTAAGTCATTAGGACGTGTTGCAGAAGAGACACATGCTATAAGTTTCTCAAAACCTGAGTGGTTTGTACGAGATTACGAAAGCATATCAGGCTTCTGTGATACGTGGGGTCTTGATGCACAACATCTAGGTCTATTATATGATGTGAAGGAACATCGTGTGGTGTTCCCTGTTGTACACAATGGAGTTATGGTAGATGCTACAGGCAGATCACTTGGAAAACGTATACCTAAGTGGAAGAGATATGGTAAGAGTGACTTGCCATATGCATTTGGATGTGGTAAAACTGCTGTAGTTGTTGAGGACTGCGTAAGTGCTGCCGTTGTAAGTGAGAGTGGTGTATATGTCGGGGTTGCAGTGTTGGGTACGTCATTATCTAATGGACACAAGAGGTACTTGTCGCAGTTCTCATCAGCAATAGTTGCATTAGACCCCGATGCATTACCGAAGACACTGCAATTTGCAAAAGATTTACGTGGTTACATTGATGATGTCAAAGTACTACGACTAGAAGACGACCTTAAATATAGACTGCCATCCGACATGGCTAACCTTTCAACACTAGGAGAATAAAACATATGGAACTATCCCTCATACGTAGCTTGATGGACAAAGATTTCTATGATGATCACAAGGGCGCACGTTGCCCAGACAGATTGTTTAGTAAAGATGTTCGCAAGATCAAGCAAGCAATTGATGCAGCCATGAATACATACGAGCGTAGTATTACACCTGCTGAGATTGAGGCATTGTTTATGTCTAACAACCCAACGCTTACAACTGCACAGCGTCAAGCATACAGTGCATTGTTTCGTCAGGTAAACAAAGAACAACCAATGGGTAGTGATGTAGCACAAGAGGTGTTATCAAAACTATTCCAACAGGTAATTGGTGAGGACATTGCTAACCTTGGCTTTGATTATGTCAATGGTAGTAAGTCTAGCTTAGAACCTTTACGTCAAATGCTTGAACAGTATGGTGACGACTTCACACCTAATCTAAAGGTTGAGTGGGAAGACATTGACCTTGATACTATCATTGCTATGACTGACCTTGAGTCACAGTGGACGTTCAACATACCCACACTCACACGTAAGGTGGAAGGTATCAATGCAGGTCACTTGATTGAAGTAGGTGCTAGACCTAATACTGGTAAGACTTCTTTCCATGCGTCACTTGTTGCAGGTCCTAATGGGTTTGCGTGGCAGGGTGCTAAGACAGTTGTGCTATGTAATGAGGAAGGATACCATCGTGTAGCACACAGATACATTACTGCTGCAACTGGTATGGACAAGCATGAGATCGTTAAGAATAGAGCGCATGCTATGGCTACGTTTGCTAAGATACGACCTAACATCATGTTCAAAGATGCAACAGGACGTGATATGAATTGGGTTGAGTCAGTATGTAAGTCATACAAACCTGATGTAGTTATACTAGACATGGGTGACAAGTTTGCACGCACTTCAGGTTTCTCACGTCCTGATGAAGCACTCAAGGCCAACGCAATACAAGCTAGGCAGATAGCTAAACAACAGGACTGTGCAGTATTCTATATGTCTCAGCTATCAGCCGAGGCAGAAGGTAAGGTTGTACTCAACCAAGCTATGATGGAAGGCTCACGTACAGGTAAAGCAGCAGAAGCTGACTTGATGATTATGATTAGTAAGAACCCAACTGTAGAAGGACAAGAAGAAGAAGACAATCAACGACACATCAATATAGTTAAGAACAAACTATCTGGATGGCATGGCATTGTACACACCGACCTTGAGTACAAGATTGCTAGGTACGTATGTTGATAACGTGGTTAGATGTATCATTACTGGGGTTGGTTGCAATACTTGCATTCAATCTCTGGGAACAGAATAGACAAAGAGCATTACTTGAGAATATACTACGTGATGTATATGATTTAGTAAACAAACATAACTCATTGGCAGATGCCTTCGTAGAATTGGCTAATGACTTTGACGAACAACAGGAGATTAATAATAATGGCTAAGTGGAAAGAGTTTGAAATAATGAAAGAGCATCATGTGTTTGATCCTGTTGAGCGACCTGCACATTACAATCAAGATGGTATTGAATGTATAGATTATATACGTCAGGTGTTAGGAATAGATGGGTTCATTGCATATTGTCATGGTAACATGATCAAGTATCAGCATCGGTATCGTTACAAAGGTAATGGTGTAGAGGACATGAAGAAAGCTGAGTGGTATGTAAAGAGAATGAATGAGGCATTAGGGGAGAAACATAAATGAAATGTAATAGATGTGACGTAGTATTAACAGAAGAAAATCAACCACCTTCATGGAGAAAAACAAACAGATCATCCTGTAAAAACTGTTCGAAAGAAAATAATCAATCAAGTAATCCAGATAGAATGTTTATCAATGGTAAGTATATACCTAAGACGCATCCTTTACACAAGGCAGGTAACTACAAATCATTTGGTGATCTAGCCTTTGGTTCTCTTAACAACTACAAACAAATAAAAGAAGGTTATGTGTATGCAATTAGTAACTCCGCATGGCCTGATTGGATCAAGATAGGTATGGCTATTGATGCAGAAGATAGACTGAGTAGCTACCAAACAAGCTCACCTATGCGTAACTACAGATTAGTACACTCTGTATACTGTAAAGATCGCAGTGAGTCTGAGCGTTCAGCACATATACTTGCAGCACGTAAGGCGAATACACCTTGGAGTAAACAAGACAATGGTGAGTGGTTTAATATAACTGAGTCAGAAGCTGTTGATATACTAAAGGAGATTGCAGTTGATTGAAGCAACATACATAGATCATATGGGTAATGACTTGTCTGTAGTTAATGCAGCTCGTGTTAGCTTCGGTAAGAAACACACAAAGTTTATTGATGCGGATAGTAATTTGATACGCTATCTTGCGGAACACAAACACATGTCACCCTTTGGGCATTGCTTTGCATCCTTCCACATTAACGCACCAATCTTTGTGGCACGTCAGTTAGTTAAACATAAGTTTCTACGTTGGAATGAGATTAGTAGAAGGTATGTAGATGAAGATGTTGATCTGTATTACCCACCTAATGACGTATGGCGTGGACGTAGTGAGGATAAAAAACAGGGATCAGATGGTGAAGTAGACCTAAAGTACCCTGCAATGAATGGGTTCTTGCTTGACGATTTAATAGAAGAAAACGAATCGCAGCGATTATTATATAGAAACCTATTGAAAGCTGGAGTAGCTCCAGAGCAAGCACGTATGGTACTACCACAAAGTACAATGACTGAGTGGTATTGGTCTGGTAGCTTAGATGCCTTTGCTGATATGTGTAACTTACGTTGCAAGAATGACACACAATATGAAACAAGAGTAGTTGCTAACAAGATTAGTAAAAAACTTCTTGACTTGTTTCCTGTTTCATGGGAAGCATTAAAGGAGAATGATAGATAGATTGGAGTTGGTATGATACTTACCTTAGATGTAGAGAACACAGTAGTAAAAAGAAATGGTAAGCTTCACCTTGACCCATTCGAGCCTGAGAACACACTTGTTATGGTGGGTATGCTAGATGATAACAATAACGAAACTATTATTACATTCGATCATTCAGAGCAAACACCAACTGCAAATGGACGAGCTATTGTTCAAGATAAATTGGACAAGACTCGTCTGCTTGTAGCACACAATGCACCCCATGATCTACTGTGGTTGTGGGAGTCAGGCTTTACATACGATGGTGATGTATTCGACACTATGCTTGGCGAGTACGTATTACAACGTGGTCAGAAGCAACCACTATCCCTTGAGGCATGTGCAGAACGTTACATGCTAGAGACACAGAAGCAAGACTCATTGAAGGAGTGGCTCAAGGCAGGTAAGTCAGTACGTGACATGAATCACGCTGAGTTATCAGAGTACTTGTCTGCTGACCTTCATGCTACACAGCAATTGTATGATCGTTTGCGGATATCATACGAGGGATGCAGTACACTAGAACCAACCATCAAGCTGACTAATCAGTTAGCTGTACACCTAGCACGTATATACCAACGTGGTTTGAAGGTTGATATGAATGCACTAAACTCTGTTAGAGAAGAGTTCGAACAAGAACGTAATCAACTAACAGTTTCACTTGAGCAGCAGACTGCAGAGCTAATGGGTGACAGACCTATTAACCTCAACAGTCCAGAGCAATTGTCTTGGGTTATATATAGTCGTAAGCCACATGATAAGAAGTTCTGGAAAGAATTGTTTGATGATCGTATGCCTGACGCAGAATACAAACGTAATGTAAATGCGTACAGTAGTAAGTTATTCAAACAGAAAGCTAGTCAATGCCGTACATGTAATGGCACTGGCAAAACATGGAAACAAAAGAAGGATGGTACACCATATGCTAAACCAAATAGATGCGTTAGTTGTGACGCTACAGGATATAGTTTTACTGATATTGATAGTAGGGTGGCTGGGCTAAAGTTCACACCACCTACTGCTAAGTGGATCAGTGCCAATGGTTTTGGTACAGGCAAGGACAATCTATTATTCCTTGAAGGTATTGCAAGATCAAGAGGTATGAAAGAAGCTGAGACATTCTTACGTAATGTACGTAGGTTGTCTGCAGTTGAGACTTACCTCAGCAGTTTTGTTGAGGGCATTGCTAACTTCGTCAAGCCTGATGGCCTACTGCATGTACGTTTATTACAGCATCGTACAGGTACAGGCAGACTATCAGGTGCTGACCCTAACATGCAGAACATGCCACGTGGTGGTACATTCCCTGTTAAGAAGGTGTTTGTGTCACGTTGGAAAGGTGGACAGATCATGGAAGCTGACTTCGCACAGCTTGAGTTCAGAGTTGCTGCATACTTATCACAAGATATGACTGCCATTGACGAGGTGACTACAGGCTTTGATGTGCATAGCTATACAGCTAAGGTTATCAGTGATGCAGGTCAACCTATGTCACGTCAAGAAGCCAAGGCACACACATTTGCTCCTCTATATGGGGCGAGTGGTTTCGGTAGATCACAAGCAGAAGCTGCGTACTACAAACAGTTCACTACTAAGTATGCAGGTATTGCTAAGTGGCATACTGCACTTGCCAAAGAAGCACTAAACACTGGCAAGATAACAACTCCATCAGGGCGTGAGTTTGCATTCCCTGATGTACAGCGTAGACGATTCGGGGGTGTGACATATTTCACACAGATTAAAAATTATCCTGTACAATCGTTTGCTACAGCAGACATCGTACCTATCTCACTGATATACATAGATAAGTTATTGATGGCTAACAAGTTACACAGTTGTGTTGTGAACACAGTCCACGATTCAATTGTAATTGACATACACCCAGATGAAGAGGAAATAGTATTGAAGATCATACAGGTAGCCAACGACAAGTTGATACCTATAGTAAATAAGAAGTGGTCACTGGACTTTAACATACCACTATTATTAGAAGCAAAAATTGGCCCTAACTGGCTTGACACAAAAGACGTAGTGTGATATAACTACCTTTCGTCTGATAAACATATATAGGAGATAAGACATATGAACACAGTAACAACAGTAGACACAAACAACTTTGCAGAGATGGCACAAGCTATGGGTATGGGTGCTGACTCACCTAAGACTAGCAAGTCAGCTAGTACATTGGCACGTCTACGCATTCATCACACACCCATCATGGGTCAGCAAGAGATTGCAGGTAAGATGAAGAACGTAGAAGTCATTGGCGGCGGTGCATATAAACTAGAGATACCAGATGGTCCTACGTACTACGCTGATCAAGTATCTATCCGACCATTCCTACAGCGATTCATGTATAAGAAGTTCGTCAAGGGTAGTGATAAGACACCTAACAAGTTCGTCAAGACTGTCATGGCTAATGATCTTAACAGTGACATGAAGGACAACGATGGTGGCTTCAACTGTGGTAAACCTGCAGGGTTCATCAAGGATTGGGCATCACTACCTGACAGTATGAAAGACTTAATCAAGTCAATCAAACGTGTGCGTGCATTGTTTGGTACAGTAGAGTTGGTTAATCCTACTGATGCTGATGGTAATCCTGTTGATGTAGATACTACTGCATTCATCTGGGAGATTGATAATCGTGATGCATTCAAAACATTAGGTGAACAGTTTGCCAAGTTATCTAAGATGCGTAGGCTACCACCACAGCATTACATTACCTCTACTACTAAGGAAGTACCACTACCAAATGGTAGCAGTTTCTATGTACCAGAGACTGACATTGACTTGTCTAACACACTAGACATGGACAATGAGTCGCAAGCAGTCTTTGCTAACTTTGTTGCGTGGATTGAGAACTACAATACATACATTCTCAATGCATGGAATGAGAACATGCACAAGAATGAAGAGGTAGACACAGATACTGTCGAAGCCTTTGTGGACATTGACGCAGAGGACTTCGTATAATGAACCACCCTGCTGAACTGGCGATAAATCAGTATCTTGAAGATGCTACATCTGGTAAATCTAGTATGTCTGAAGAGACTATACAACAGATTGGTAAGGATGTAATGGATTCAGTACGCCGCCAGTTCGGTGGGGGCAACAGTCGTGATGAGTTTCGTTTACGTATGTCTAACATAGGTAAGCCTACTTGTCAGCTTTGGTTTGCTAAGAACAAGCCAGAGAAAGCGTTGCCCAAACCGACAACTTTCGTGATGAACATGTTACTTGGAGACATAGTCGAAGCTGCATTTAAAGGTATCATTACCGAAGCAGGTGTAGCCTATGAAGACGAAGATAACTTTGTTCAACTTGAATTAAACGAAGATACAATACATGGGTCATACGATCTTATTATGGATGGTGCATTAGATGATGTTAAGTCAGCATCTGATTGGTCATATCGTAACAAGTTTGAATCGTATGATACACTCAGTAAGGGTGATTCATTTGGTTACATTGGTCAGCTTGCAGGTTATGCAAAGGCTACTGGTAAGAAAGCTGGTGGTTGGTGGGTAGTCAACAAGGCTAATGGTAACATCAAGTATGTACCTGCCGATGGACTTGACTTGGATACAGAGATAGCTAAGATACAAGACACTGTAGACACAGTTAATAAGAATGAGTTTAAAAGATGTTTCAATCCCGTACCAGAAACGTTTCGGGGTAAGCCATCAGGTAATACTATTCTAAATCCTAACTGTAAGTTCTGTGACTTTAGGTTTGAATGCTTTCCAGAACTACAAGAGTTACCATCTAAGGTATCACAAGCTAGAGTTAAACCAACAGTAAGTTATATTACTGTAAACGAGGGTTAAACCATGAAGGCAAAGCAGTACGCTGCCGCAAGGAAGCATGGGTATAGGAGTGGGTTAGAGGTCAGGACAAGAGACTATCTAATTGAGCATGAGATGCCATTCAAATATGAGGAGATCAAGATTGAATGGGAAGACCTTATGTACCGCACCTATACCCCTGACTTTGTATTGAAGAACGGCATTATAATTGAGACAAAAGGAATGTTCAAAGCTGAAGATCGCCGTAAACATCTATTAATAAAGAAGCAACACCCTAAGTTAGACATACGATTTGTATTTACTAACAGTCGTTCTAAGATAAGTAAGGGTGCTAAAACTAGCTATGGACAATGGTGTGAGAAAAATGGTATACAGTATCATGATCGTATCATTCCATTGGAGTGGCTGAAAGAAAAAGGCAAAGACAAACATCCAGATTTAATTAACTGCCCATACAAAAAGATAAAGAGAGGATAGCGCAGACATGAATGAAGAGAATGTATTAATAGATTTCCATCCTAATGATTATATTATCAAGCTATCTCCATTTTTAGATGAGAAGGGTAACTGGACAGGAGAGTTGATGGTAGGCACTATATCTACAGAAGATAATGTGATGAATGATAATGATCACTACCAACTCACACATCTAACTCAGATGATTTGTGCCTCTATACCTGCTATGGAAGAGAGTGCAGAAGTTCGTGATCTACTAAGTGAGATAGTAGAGGAAGCTAAGAATGAAGGTATCTTAACAGAGTTACCAGAAGAGAAAACTAAAAAGAAACCAGATATAACCAGTGTAGATAAAAATATAATCAACGTTAAGTTTCATTAAGGGGGACAATGATATGATAGTAAAAATATTTCTAACTCTTGATTTAGATGAAGATGAGTATCCTGTACCTGTAGATGGAAAGATACACGATGAAGTAGAAGACGCATTAAAAGAGTTTATATATGATGTTGACGGGATGGAAATCCAATCAATCAAAACAATAGTGGAGTAGTATGAATATGAATAACCATTTACCAACTGACTATCAATCTTTCATACACAAGTCACGTTATGCACGTTGGCTTGAGGAAGAAGGCCGTAGAGAAACGTGGTCAGAAACAGTAGGACGATACATGACGAACCTAGTGCAACCAGCATTAGGTGATAACCCTAAACAGATAGCAGAGATTGAACGGGCTATACTAGGACTAGAAGTGATGCCTTCTATGCGAGCATTAATGACTGCTGGTCCAGCTTTAGCTCGTGACAATACAGCAGGTTACAATTGCTCGTATCTAGCAGTAGACGATGTTAAATCTTTTGATGAAGCTATGTTTATTCTGTTGTGTGGTACAGGTGTTGGGTTCTCAGTTGAACGTCAATCTGTGACTAAACTACCAGAAGTACCAGAGCATATGTATGATAGTGAAACTACTATTGTAGTTAAAGATAGCAAAGAAGGTTGGGCTAAAGCATTACGTCAGATGATTGCACTACTATATAGTGGTGAGATACCAAGATGGGATGTGTCTAAGGTACGACCTGCAGGTGCAAAGCTAAAGACATTTGGTGGTAGAGCATCAGGTCCTATGCCTTTGATTGATCTGTTTAACTTTGTTATCAAGACATTTAAAGATGCCAAAGGACGTAAGCTATCGTCACTAGAGTGTCACGACATCATGTGTAAGATAGGTGAGGTAGTAGTCGTAGGTGGAGTACGCCGTAGTGCTATGATTTCATTGAGTAATTTATCAGATGATAGAATGCGACATGCTAAGTCAGGCTCATGGTGGGACAATGATCCTCAACGTGCATTGGCTAACAACTCTGTGTCATACACTGAGAAGCCTGATAGTTTATCTTTCATGCGTGAGTGGATGGCGTTAGTTGAGTCAGGCTCAGGTGAACGTGGTATCTTCAACAGACAAGCATCTAAGAAACAAGCGGCTAAGAATGGAAGACGTGACCCTAACTATGAGTTCGGAACTAACCCATGCAGCGAGATAATTTTGAGGAAGAATCAATTCTGTAATCTAACAGAGGTAGTTGTAAGAGCTACTGATAGTACAGAAGACTTAGAACGTAAGGTACGTATAGCTACAATACTAGGTACAATACAATCATCATTCACTAAGTTCCCATACTTACGTAAGTCATGGCAAACTAATACAGAAGAAGAAAGATTACTTGGTGTATCTATGACAGGTATCATGGATAACCCATTGACTACAAAAGCTAACAAAGGATTGGAGAAAACTCTTGAACACCTCAAACAAATCGCCGTTGCTACTAATGCTAAGTGGGCTGAACGCCTTGATATCCCTGTCAGTACTGCTATCAGCTGTGTTAAACCAAGCGGTACTGTCAGCCAACTGGTTGACTCTAGCAGTGGCATACACGCTCGTCACTCAGCCTATTATATTCGCACTGTACGTGGAGACAACAAAGACCCGTTGACACAGTTCATGATTGATCAAGGTATACCTAACGAGCCAGATGTAATGAAGCCTGATCAGACTACAGTGTTCAGCTTCCCTATGAAAGCTCCACAAGGTGCAACAGTTACTGCTGACATGACTGCTATAGAACAGCTAGAGATGTGGTTAGCCTATCAGAGATCATGGTGTGAACACAAACCATCTGTTACGATTAATGTAAAGAATAACGAGTGGTTTGAGGTAGGTGCATTTGTGTATAAACATTTTGATGAGATGTCAGGTGTATCATTCTTACCATTCAATGAACACACTTATCAGCAAGCACCTTACCAAGATGTAGAAGAGAAGACATACCTAGAGTTACTAGGGTCTATGCCTTCATCTATTGATTGGAGTGAACTATCTGAGTACGAACAGGAAGACAACACAGCAGGTAGCCAGACACTAGCATGTTCTGGAGATAGCTGTGAGATTGTTGACTTAGTATAATGTTTGTGGTAATATCCAGAGACAATTGTAGCTTTTGTAATATGTCAAAAGATTTAATATATCTTTACAATCAAAGTTACAGAGAGTATAATGTGGAATCAGGCAGTTCAAAATGGATACTGTCTTTATTAAAAAAGGCAGGGTACAAAACTGTACCTCAAATATATGCTCCCGATGGCTCATACATCGGGGGTTATGAATCACTACTAACCTATATGAAGGAGAATCACAATGGCTAAAGTAACGATAGATGAGGTTGAATATGAATCAGATGATTTTACAGATACTCAGAAGAATCTTTTACAAGAGATCACAATCAATAACAATATCCAATCACAAAAGAACTACGAGATACACTGTCTCAAGTTCACTAATGAAACACTGGTGGCTAAACTAAAGGAAGAGTTAAACGCACCAGAAGCTGAAGAACCTAAGAAGGAATAACATAGGATAATCCTTATGATTAAACGTACAAGAGAATCACGTGGTCTGGGTAAGTATGACGCACCGCTAAAGCTACAACATCAAATGGGATACAGTAGTTTTAAACGTGGTAGTACTAAGAACCCATTCAGTGAAGATACTATGCAGTATCGTGAGTGGAATAGAGGGTATAGTAAAGCCTTCTATGATAATTTAAAACGGGTAACTACCGATGAACTTAGAACAAGAAGCCGAGCAATTTATGAAGGAGAAGTACAACATGGTAGAGTTTAACGTGTACCAAACTACCGCATCTGATACTGCTATATATGACGATCAGTACAAAATCCTATACCCTGCTCTTGGTTTAGCAGGTGAAGCAGGTGAGATTGCAAATAAGGTGAAGAAACTAATACGTGACGGACCAGTTAACAGGCCACCAGATTGGCGTGAACAAATATCTGATGAGCTAGGAGATGTTCTATGGTATTGTGCTGCACTAGCTACTGATCTTAATCTGACATTGGGTAAGGTTGCAGGTGATAACATAAACAAACTTGCTGCACGTAAAGAAGCTGGCACTATAGGTGGTAGCGGAGACAAACGATAGACAAAAAAGAAGGGGCTTAATTGCCCCTTTTTCTTATTCATTGTTTTGATACACTCTTACATAGCTTTACCATATCCAATCAACTCTATTAAGTTGTCAATAGCTGTATCAACTTCTTCTTCAGTGCTACCTGATATACTAGGTTCATGATTATTACTATCGAAGAACTCACTACTAGCAAATCTACGTTGAGCTTTAGTTAGTTTGGCATACTGTGATCGTAACATTGCTAACTCACTTGTGTCTTCAGACATATCCATAGATACACTACTCTTTAAGTTATTTATTTCTTTCTGTAGCTTACCTCTTAACGTATTATTTATATATTGATCTTCTGTATATTTCTTTTTAAATGGATCGTCACTTGGGCGTTTATTATATTCTTTACGTAAACCTACTTCTAATCCTTTAAAAATATCTACTATACTAGGTAAAAACTCTTGTAAAATTTTGTTTTCTGCCCTACGTGTACTAGACATACGTGATCTACTACCCAGTTCAAACTCTGTAAATCCTTTATCTGTTAAGTATTCTCCATACTCTTCATCCTTAGTAAATTTTGTTATACCAAGTAACAAACTACTCATCAAACCTTTACGTTCTTTATCGGGAGAGAATACAAACTCTCTTTCAGTTTCATCAAACTCTTCGCTTGGTCTGAATATATTACTAACACCACGTTGCGCAAACCCACGTTTAATTTCACCTAATATAGAAGGAGCTTCATCAGTAGATTTATCTATATATGTAGAGGGTCTGTAACCAGTAACCCTCTGTGCTTCTACCACCTGAGTTATGGGTATAGCCCACGTAGTCAAGTAATCTGCTATCAACCTACCTGCTGCCTTTTGTAACTTTTCTTCGCCAACAAGATCACCACCATCAGAAAGTATATTTGAAATCTCATTTATAAAAACATTTGATGCGCCCGTTCTAGCCGAAGCACCTAAGAAAGTTTCGGATGCTTCTTTAGCATCAAACCAATCCATAAATGTACCTGTACCCGTATCTTCTTCTTTCCTACCCATAAGAGAACCAATTTTATTTGCTACCACAACTCTAGGTATATATTTTTGAGCGTCAGGGTCTAATCTTTTAGCTGCTTCTGCCATCCATAAAAATTGTCTCATCGGATACTGTGCTGTAACATCTATAACATTACCTTCTTCAGCATTAATCTCTTTATATTCGGCAGGTGCATCTTCTGATGTGCGGTACTGATAGGCGGCAGTAAAAGCCACAATACCACTAATATTACGTGATATATTCTGTCTATCTTTAGCGTCTAACGGACCTTTCTTAGCACGAGTCACTCGTTGTATTGCTGGCATAAACGCACCACCAGAGTACTGTCCCATTAATTCTATTGAGTTAAACATAAACCTTGGGAATGGTGTAGTGAATGCAGTTAAACCATTACGTGTTAAAAAGTTAGCTGTTTCTCTAAACAAAGGTACGTCAGGCGCTTTTGCATATGTAACATCTAACGCTTTACGTGTACTATCTTCTATCAATTGAGCAAACTGAGGTGTACCTTTAGGTCTATACTTACTAGAGTTAGACATCAACTCATTCAAGTCACCTTTCTTTAAGACATCCATTAATTCTACACCATAGTCTCTTAACACTAGGCGTTCAAGCTCACCCATAAATACACCACGGCGAATAACAAACTCCTGTATTCTGTTAGGTACATTTAACATATTGACTACGTCTTCACCTCTACTCAATACAAAATCTGTAACACCACCCTTGCCTCTACCTGTAGCAGTTTGATATTCATTTATATTATCAAATAAAGCTGTGAATTGATTACTAAACTCAGGTCTGTCTAGCAAATAGTCTGTTATTTCTTTAGCCTGTATTGGATTTGCGTACATTCTTTTTAGTGCTCGTGTACTACCCTTCCAATTACTAGGAGATACAAAAGTTTTAGCACCCGTAGCCATTGCCTTAGCACCTGCTAATACCTTACCACTACCTGTGGTATCAGCAAACTCTTGAGACATTTTGTAAAGTGTTGTATCAAAGACGTTCTCTAACGCTTCCATAGGAGTTCTTATCATAGCAGATTGAAAGTTACGTGCTGCAGTTTTTATCATAGAAACCATAGTACCACGGCGCATATTCTCTACTCTACGCCATGCCTTTACTATTTCACTTTGCCCTTTTTCAATCATGCGCTCTTGTGCGTTTGCTATTTCATCTAAAGAACCTGCACGCCTTATTTGAGACAACTTGTTTAATATCTTACCAGCCTCAGAACCAGAACCTACAACTGTAAGAACATAATCATCAAAAGTTAATCCATATTTAGCCAAAGAGTCTGCTAAATCCTGACTCTCAACAAGTTTATCATCTACAGTTAATCTAAATAAACTGTCAACAATACTCTCGCCTTTTTTAAACTCATTTGGATTTGCTTTTTTAAAGTCTGAAGCAACTGCTACAATAGCATCAAATTTTTCTGGTATAAGTAGTGGGCTAACTAAGTCATCAACCTCATCTGCCATACCACTGTATGCCTGTGCCTCACTTACACCTGTCTCTCTGTACAGGGCATCTTTTTCTCTTTGTTTACGTAGTCTTTCATTCTTAGATATATTATTGCCAGAAATACCAGAGTTTTCAATCTTTGCATATCTCTCAGCTATAGATGTTTGTAGTTCAACTACATCTTTAGACACTTCTTTACCTGCTACACGAGCCAGATCACCATCTATTACTTTATTACCTTCTTTACCAGTAGATATAACTTTACCTGTAGACTCTTCAAACTCTTTTATTAACTGCTGTGATAGAGCCTTATTATCTTCAGCCACTTTCTTGGCTGCAAGCCTCTTAGCTGCAATAGTTTCTGCATCAGCTTTAAGTATGCTAGTCATTTGTTCACTAACACCACCCTTGAGAAATTTTGTACCCTTACGTACTACTGTACCAGTACCTAATGCGGAGGCAACCATTTCAACTGTGTTTATACCTACATACTTAGCGGCCTCACCGTATTCACCACGATCATAGAACAATTTAGCTTGCCTAAAATTTTCTGGTACATCCATTAGACCCATAGCCGCACCAAGAAATGGTGTAAACTCTACGCCATTTATAATAGCATTAATGTCTGTAGCTTTCATGCCTTTGTCTAGCATAGCACTAGCCATACTTGAGCGTATAACATTAGGGCCATTAAGCATATTATTAACGTCACTAACAGCATCTTTAAAGTGTTGACCACGTGTCTCGGCTAATGTACTTGTAAGCTCTGTACCTTGTGGCTTAGGCATTGTCAGTGCTGTTTGTGTCCCATACTTCTCATCGTATGCTTTCGCATTTGCAAATCGTATATTGTAGTTATCTATCTGTGCTTGTGCGTCTTTCATAGCATCATCTTGATATGCCTGTGCATCACCTAAACCTTGATCAATTTGTGAGGCTAGACGTGGGTCAAGTTCTGAAACCTCACCATCATCATTTAAAGTTTCCCTAACTACATTCTCAGTACCCACAACAGATGGTGCTTCAAGACCCCCTATAGTTGGCAGTTTACTTGCACTAGAAAATATACTTTCTTCATCTGTATCTATAGTAACAGCTTCTTCTTCTTCTTCTGGTATTTCCACATTTAGTAGTTCTTCATTTTCTTCTGAAGAAGTTTCTGCATCACCAATAGTAGGAAGTTCATTTATATTAGAAAATATACTTGTTTCTTCTTCCATTTAATTACTCCGCATTAAAAAATTTAGCATCTACATTAGCCGCATTTAGATAACTTGGTATGCCTAAATCTTTGTATGTACTACCAACGTATGTACCTATTAAGTAACCGCCTTCGGGATTAGCAACTGCATAAACAGAACCTATAGGCAATGCACCACTAGCTGCGGCTTCTTTCATAAGAGTTTCACTCTCAAACATTTTATACGTGTCTTCATCTTTTGATAATATTTTACTCTGTGCGTAATTGTCTAAAGTAACCTTAGCATTTTTTGCTATAGCTTTAATTTCACCATATAGAGATTCTTCTTTTGCAACAACATCGTTTTGATTTTGTAGCATAATTGCTGTATCTAACTCTGCCATACCTAGCTTATTAGTACCTTTATACTTGCCTACTAATTGTCCCATAGAACCCACAGATAAATCTAAAGTATTTCGTGCTATAGTACGTTGATTCTTTATTAACTCTAATCTTTGAGAAGGGCTATAAAACTCTTTTATACCATCTACATCATCTGGCTTACGCTTGGCATCCTCTAACTTAGAAGCCTGTGCAAAAAACTGTCTTTCTTTTTCATCTACAATAGCAATTTTATCGGGATCATCACCTGCATCAATACGTTCTTGTAATAGTGCTACCTGAAAGGCTGCTATAGTTTTAAACTCTTTCGTTGGTTTTATTGGTGTAAATCTACTAGCAAAACTATCAATACCCATTCCTTCTGGAACATCTGCTGTTTTAGATATTTCACCAATACTTGTTGTATTTGCTGTGTCTATACTAGCAATATCATTATTAGGCATAGTATACATAGAGGAAGCAGACATACCTTTTTCATCATAAAACTTTCCTTTACTTACAGCATGTGCAACAGCAATTTTACCCCTTGGTACTATGTCTTCTATTTGCTCAGGTGTAAAATACAAAGATAAACTTTCTACTAAGTTATCTGCTATCTCTTGTTCTTCATCACGTTTGGCTTGTTTAGCTAACCTCTGACGTGTTGCAATCATAGCTTCATCGTCTGCTAACTTGTTTATACGATCTCGTTTATCATCTAAATCTTCAGTAAGTTTTTTAGCAAAACCAGCACCAAATGCTTGTAAGTTAAATGCCATTATACTCTCCTTGCCATAAGACCACTAGGCTGTGGCTCTTCATCAACTGTATCTTCCATAGGCATATCAGATTTTTCATCAACTTTAATATTGTCTATTGCTTTAGGTAATCTTTCACGCATCTTTTTCATGGCTATTGCAATCTTAGACTCACTAATTTTATCTTCGTCAACAGCTTTTTCAGTACCTAATGTATATTCAATACCAGCTTCATCACCTATAAATGCAAGCATCTCAATGATTACAGGCATAGCTAATATACCTACGTCTATTGTATGTAACCCCTGCATCACCGCCGTTGATTGCATTGAGTCTGCCATAGTTGTTAGTGGTATACCCAGTTCCATACTGTCGAGTAGTGCATCGTAAACATCGTCAGATGTAAGTCTTGGTATATAAAACTCAAGTGCTTCTTCTACTGTGTTATACTTTGGTGGGTTCTGCCAAGGTCTACCGCCAACTTCAGCAGTCATGCCTTGTCCGGGAATAGGATAGTTAAAAGAGGGAGAAGGTTTATCGACCATTGGTAAGTTGCTTTCTCTTTTTACGGATAGAGGTTACATAGTCTCGCACTCTATCAATTGGTTCATTTAATTTTTCTTTAGGTTCAGCTTCACGTTTACGAGATAGAAGACCCATACCCATAGAAGATTTCTTAGGCATATCTTCAAGTTCTGCATCTGTAATGTTTAAGTTTGAATATGCTGTAACTGCTGGGTTAATATTCATTATTGTATTCCTTTATCCTAAGATTGCACCTATACCCTTACCAAGTAAGGTATCGCCACCGATAGGTGATGTAAACATTGTAGCTACTAAACCACCCCATGCAGATGCAGAGTTATAGTCAGCTTGTAGTGCCGCAATATCTGCTTTAGCATCTATCTGTAGTTTAATTGAAGCTAGATCAACAATACGTTGTCTTTCATTTTCAGCACTATTCCATGCCCACTCCATACTATCAGAGTAGTATGACCACAAATCATTGTATGCAGTATTAGATATGTCAAGTACATTCTGTGCATTGATTTCATTAGCACGATTGATTGCTACAGTATCTGCAGTAGCAACTTGTCTACGCCACTGTGCATTATTCTGATCAATAACTAATCTATTTTGTGCATTGAACTGATCACGTTGATTCATCATCTCTGCCGCAAATCTATTCTGTGCGTTCATCTCACCTGCATTAAACTGGTTCTGTGCATTAGTTTGTGCAGTATTAAACTGTGATGTTTGTGCGGCTAAGTTAGCAAAGAACTGATCGGTTTGATTTTGACTTGATGCATTAAACTGTGCCGCCGCATTAGTTGCCGCTTGATCTGTAAACAAAGACTGTACTTGTTGTTGTGATTTAAACAACTCAGTTTGTTGTATGTTACTCAAGTTAGTTAAGTCCATTTGCATAAATGCTTGTGCATTCATTACAGCCGCTTGTTGTCGATTACTTAGGTTAGCCATATCTAAGTTAGACAATGCCGCTGCTTCTGCCATTACCATAGCTTGTCTATTAGACAGGTTAGCTATATTAACAGTGTTAGCATTACGACTATTCTCCAAAGCAACCTGTTGTTCAGCAGTGAAGTTCATATTAGCTACGTCACTAATCTTACTGGCATTCATAACACGTGATTGGAATGCCTGATCAAACTCTTGACCCATGAATGTTGCACGTTGCTGTGCCGCAAGCATAGCACGTTGTTGTCTGTTTGACAAGTTCTGTGTTTCAAAGGATGCTTGTGTCTGTGCATCAGCCATTGCGATAGGTAATGCTGACTCCATAGCGGCCTGTACAATGGCTTGACCTGCCATACTACTAGCACCTAAGCCACGTGCCGCCATAGTCGCTGTAGCAGTCCTCATAGCCCCTGCAGCCCATGCTGGTGTAGCTCCACCCTCAAAGTTTGTCATTAATGTGTCAAGTTGCCCTGCCACAGTAGCTTTCTGAGATGGTGATGCAGTAGCCGCTTGCACTTCTTCTGTAAATTTAGCTGCAGTTTCAGCATTTGCTACACCACTTATAAGTTCACCATTTTCAATCTTACGCTGTACTGGGTTCTCCATTAATATGGATGTACCTTGTGCCGCATCTAACTCACTTACACTAGTTGCAGTTGCAGTCTTAGCATCTACAATAGCTTGTGGATTAACTGTACCTGTAGCCGCTTGTGTTTGTGCCAGTGCTTTTGCTACTTCATCTGCCGATGTAGCCGCAGTCATAGTAGCCGCATCTGTAGGTGCAACAGCACCAGCTTGTGCAACAGTAGCTGTAGTTACAGGAGTAGATATATTACCTTCAACCTGCCCACTACGAGGATCAATTATCTGATCACTAGTTATCTGCGTACCTACAGGTTGTACTGTAGCACCATAGGCTAGTGATGGATCAATAGCTCTATTAGCAATTAACTCAGATACAGATTGACCTTCATATGCACCTGTCTGTGGTACACCACCGACTGAAGTACTTGTACTTTGAGTACTGTTTGCGTTTATATTTGGCGTAGTATCACTGGGGCCGGGACCTCTTGCAATAGCATCTGCAATAGCCTTAGCTTCAGCAGGTGATTTTACATCACGTTGTGCCTGTCTACTGACAGCCTGATCATATGTGTAGTTATATGTCTGTGGGCTTGTATTAATTGTACCCATATTACCTTGCGCATCTATAGGACCTGTACGTGGGTCTAAAGTTCCTGATTGTTTAGCTAAATAAGCTTCATATGCTTTATCTTGCGCCTTACCAATACTACCAGAACCCATCTGACCAAAGTAAGGGCTATAGTACATATCTTGAGTACCCATAGTATTACTATTTTTAAAGTCTGTGTACTCTTGTGAATTGAAAAAGTCTTGGTTTATTTCTGGTAATCGAGGGCGGTTTAATATACCATCAGTCTTTGAACCTTCACCTGCAAACATGTTAGGTCTAATATTCATTTGAGAACCAGTAGCTGATGTAGTCACACCACCAACAGCATAGCTAGGTTTCTTTACCATACCACCCTTAGCCATTTCCATAGCTTTGTTTTGATACATATTCATCTTACTCATTTTATCAGGGTTCTGATTTAAGTAATCATTAAAGCCACTCATATCACCTTGATAACCTAAGTTACCTGCAATGCGTTGCATAGCCTGTGGTTTAAATCCTTTGAACTGCATCATTCTTCTATCTTCCTTATGTTGTCATGTGACAAATTATACTCTATCTTAATATCTGTGTCAAGCATTAACTTAATCTGCTAGTGGATTATCTAGTGCACGTTGTAATTTAGTTACTAGTCTATCTTCTAGTTCTTTCATTTCTGAAGACTGTGATGCCCTTACACGTTCTCGTTGATTCTCAAACCTTATTTCAGCATCATCTATCATAGTACGTACCTTGTCTTCATTGTCACGTACCATATCCTCAATACGATCTGTCTGTTGTTCTATTCTTAACAGATCATCTTTCAGACCATTCTTAATATCTCTAGTGTACTCTACACTCTCTTCAACCTTCTCAGATATACCAGACACTTTAGCATCCATTACATCCATTTGTTGTTGATATGCACCTAAGTCTAACCCTGCAACTTCTTCTATCTTTTGGTATAGAGTGAAGCCACCATACAGACCACCAACTACTGTAGACAAGAAAGCTATTATAGCTAGTACTGAACTTGCTGTTAGTTTTACACCACCAGCTTTTACTTCTTTATCTGCTAGGCTTTCAACGTTTGTTAAATCTACCATTAGTTCTCAAAGTCCATACCACCTGTCTGTTGCAGGTTCTTTAATGCTTCTAGCTCATTACGTAGTTGTTGTATCTCTAGTCTACGTTGAGCTAACTCTACCTGATACAAGTCGTCACAATTAATACGAGACTTAGGTTTATCAAGAGGTATAACAACACGAGCATATAATCCTACATCTTTACTTTGGTGTGCAAAACTTGATGGACTAAATGTACCACCTACATTGTTGACTACACCTGTAACACCAAACTCTAAGTTTACACCACCACCTACAGCATTACTACAGTCTAAGTTACCTGCCCTAAATCTATCTGACTGATAGTTCATTGGTGGGTTAGGTAGTGTTAGAGCTAGGTTGTTACTCTCAGCTACTGCTGAACTAGCTACGACACATAATGCCAATGCTAATCTCATGCAGGTTCACCATCAATACGAGAGCATATCCTAGAGACAACCAAAGTTCTTGAGTCTGTCTTTTTTCTTACCTTTGATGTAGTACAAATATATGTAGCTTCATCTAAATCTAACTCACGTATATACACAATAAAATCTTTACGTTCTTTATAACCTACTTTAATGATCCTATACTTAGATGAGAATGGTAGGTTTGTAAAGTTTAAATCAAATAAATCTATCTGATAATATTCTACATCTTCTCGTGAGTTAAACAAAGACATCTCTGCTTTAACTACACCTGCAACATACGTAGGTTTTAACATTGGGTAGGCTGGTGTCATTTCATGTGCAGAAACAACAGTAGCCCAACCCATAAACGCTATGATTAGTTTATTTAGCAATACAAGTAGCCTGTACAACTGCAGTGTACGTACCTCCCGGCAAAGGTTTAGCTGAACCGTAGACTGCACTTGATGCAGTAGAGAACCATGTTGAACCTGCAAGAGTTAGGTTAAAGATAGTGGTACTATCTACTACAACTTTTGCATCATTATAAGCTGACATTCCTGACACAGAAGTTTTAGTTACACTTGTACTTCCTGTCCATGCAAGTGTATCTGTAAGGTTGGGTGAAGAGCTAAAGGATGTAGGGTGAGTTATGTTTGCAGTGTATGAGTCTGCAATAGATACATCAAACCTAATTACAGGTAGTACACCACCATCTGAAGGTGTTGTGCTTAACTTACTGGCAATAGGGTTGCCGTATACACCAGCTTTATCTGCTTGAATAACACACTTGGCGGCTACGCTTCCTGTAATATCTACAGTAGCAAATGCTGGTAATGCACAAAGTGATAGTAGTGCTGTTAAATATTTCATTGTATTCCTCATTTGTTATACTGCATGTCTACCATTTTTTCATGTAGTACTTGTTGGGCTAAATTGTTTCGTAAGGCTTTCTTATTGTCGGGTATAGTTCCATCTTTTAATCCAGCCGCATCGTTTAGTGTACCGCCGTTTATCTTTGCATTATAATACATATTGATATTAGTTTGTTTGTTTAGGGCTAATATTATATCGCTTTGATTCTGTGCCTTGAATAGTGTAAGAGCATTAGCAGAGGCAGTTAATCCCATCTCTATGCGTGTCTCCTCTTCTTCCTCTTCTTCATCTAGTATAAGTTTACCATCTTCGTCATACTGAAACTCTTCAGCTTCTAGTGTATCTACAACTGCATCATCTTCTAGTGCATCATAGACTATAACCTCTGGTAATACTGGCATAGGCTTTACATAACCTACACAAGATGGGTCAGACTGTGGATCATAGCATTTGTCTAACCTGTAGTTGTATATTACAACAGCATCTTTAACAGTTCCTTCACCCTCAACTTCAACAAACCCAGTACCCCATTTAGATGCTGGTATATTTGAAAGAGGGAAAGACTTAACAATAGTATTTCCGGGTACGCCAGACCAGTCATCAGTCTCTCTAAATGTATAACCATCTCCACTTGCGTTGTGATTACCTACATGTACCTTCATGTCAGCATCTGGGTCTTTTACTGTAGTGTACCTATATAGTAATCCATTTATATCTACACCACCGATACTAGGTAAGATAGAGTCCATAGCCCAACTTAATGCATTAGATGCCGCATTACCTGTAGCTCCATACGTATATGGTTCAGAGTAGGAGTAAGAAGGCAAGAGTACTAAAGATAACACCCAAGCCAATCTTAGTTTCACTGTTCTCATCAAACATCTTTCTGATTACATCGTTTTGATCTCGTTCGATCTCATCTTTAACTGCTTCCATATCCCATGCTAGTCTAGCTTGATCACCAACTAATCCATCTTTAGGGCATGGTGTACCTGCATTCATCATAGCATCAAACACTCTTTCGTCTTGACACATTACTGATACTGCGGCTACCTTCATGCCCATGTCATACATAGTCTTAGCATTCTTGAGCTTCTCACAGTTCATGTCACGTACTGTACGACCTGCTGAGATACCTAGTATCTGTGTCTGTACTGCCCCTGCTACACCTACAGTACATAAGTCAGAGTTACTTGCACTTATCTGTGGAGATATAGCCGATGGTGGTGGGCTATTGATTGTAGTATCCATAGAACCATTTGAAGTTATAGTACTATTAGTGTCAGTCTTTATAACATCATCATCGGCATGTGCAATACTACCGATTAGTAGGGTAAATAGTATAAGTAAGAGTTTCATTTATTATCTTGTTCTGCCATTCTCTCTACTAGGTTACGAATAGCTTTAATGTTTTCATCAATACGTCCTAGAGAGACAGCTTGCATTTGTACTGTCTTCTCTAGTGTATTTATACGAGTTTCTTGGCGAACTAAATCACGAGCATTATTTTTGACGGAAGAGTCTAATGAAGACACATACCATACAAGTGATATAGTTTGTAGTACGATAGCTACGATTAACGTAACTGGTACTGACTTAGAAAGATGCCAACTCTCAGTCATGGTTTAGTATTCCTTATTCTGGTTTAGTAGGCCATGTTATATTATTTGGGAAGCCATCTTGATCTGTAACGTCCAAAAGAGCTTGGCGATAATTTTTCCATGCAGTCTTCTGTTCATCAGATTTTGCTTCCCATTCAATAAATCTGCTAGGCATTGGGTCAACTTCAGTTTCTAAAAGTTGATCTCTTATTAACCTAACGGCGCTTTCCATTTGCTCTACTGAGTGTTCTTCACTAGACATTTTTAATACCTTTTTTTAATTAAAGTGGGATTATAGCTAATTGCATTGAGGAATCATACCATTGAAGATAGCCTTGGTTTTGAGTTTCATGTTCCCCAGCCGTAACTCTAATTTTCTGACCTGAAGAAAGATATGCACTACTCCAACTGCCAAACGGATTACTGATACTGCCTGTACTTGAGCTAGGAGAACCGCCATAAAACGGATTTGTGCTATTAACGACATTACCATTAACATATACTCTATATGAGTAGCCATAATAACCACCTGTTGAAGTATAATACCTATATTTTAGTAGGGCACTTATCGCAAATACAAGACAATCAGAAGTTGCAGTATATTCCAGCAAATACTGACCAGCATTGTATTTTTCTAAAGCACCCTTGTCGTCATTATATGCCGCATTATTACCAGAAGTTATTGTAACAACGCTCGCTCCACCAGCAGGGTCTGTCCATTGAGCAGTACCAGCAGATGCGTATGTAAGCAGTTGGTTTGCAGAACCGCCACTAGGGATGTGATTGTTACCATTACCTGTTGGGTGTGTGTAGTTATTAGCACTTGTTGCTATGCCATCAAGCTTAGAACCATCTGATGCTACATCACGTCCGTCTACTGTACCTGATACAGCTATATTGCCTGTTACGTCAACTCCGCTTGATGTTGTTTCAATTTTCTTTGAATTGTCGTAACGTAGATTTACAGCACCATCCTTACTAGCACCTATATAAACTTCACCTGATGAACTACCAATCTCAACATAATTATCATCTTGTATATACATATTACCAGTAGTATTAGTAACAAATGTATGTGAACCATTGTGATAAATCTGTAGGTCATCAGCATTACCAAATCTAGCTTTCTCATTATCTCCAAAGCTAATTGAGTGACCATTGACATCTAAAGCTCCACCTAGTTGTGGTGTAGTGTCACTCACAATGTCTGTGCTTAGATTATCAAATGATGTTTTAAACGCTGCTATGTCTACACCATCTACTGTACCTGATACTGCAACGTTGCCTGTTACTGATATGCCTGTTGATGTTGTGGCTAGTTTAAGGTTGTTGTCGTAGTAAAGTTTTACTGCGCCATCTTTTATAAACTCAGACATTTTTCCGTTTGCGCCGCTACCATCACTTACTAACTGTATCATTGAACCGTTAGTATCTATAGATAGTATGCCATCCCCCACATCTTCTATGTATGAGTTATTACCGTCATGGTATATTCTAAAATCAGACCCAGCACCGAATATGGCTTTGTCGTTGTCACCGAATGACAAGTCACCTGTCATTGTGCCACCAGCTTTTGGTAACTTGGTAGCCAATGCTGTTGTGAGTGTAGAATTATAGTTAGCATCATCATTGATAGCCGCAGCTAACTCATTCAAATCATTGAGTGTGCTTGGTGCGCCACCTATAAGTGTTGTAATCTTATCTGTAACGTAAGCTGTTGTAGCTACCTTAGTACTATCATCAGACTCAGCTTGTGTTGTTGCTGTAGTAGTAGATGATAGAGAACCGCTAAGTGTACCACTGATAGTACCTGTAGCTGTTATGTTACGGAAACCTGTTATATCTTTGTTTGTATTGACTACGACAGCTTTAGATGCTGATACTGTACCTGCAGTAATACCATCAATGCTCTCTAAGTCATTCTCATTAATATCAGCACTACCTATTACAAAGCTACCGCCTGAGATAGCACCTGTAGTTGTTATAGTAGATGAGCCGTTGTCTATATTACCAAAGCCTGACGTTATGCTACCACTATTCAATGAACCTGTAGAGGTGATGTTAGTTGTAGTGATACCATCGACGTATGCTTTGATAGACTGCTGACTAGCAATACCAGTAGCAGAGTCACTAGCAAGATTATCCTCATCAAGGAAGCTCTTACCATCTAAGATGTTTATCTCTTGAGCACTATCTGCTAAGTCTCTTGCCTTACTCATGTTTGATCTCCTATGTAAATCATTCTTCTACTAACATCCAAGATGTAATATCTTCATTCCAAATATATTTGTTTTCTATATCAGGTATTTCTACTGGTGCATTCCATTGACAAGTAGTTTCGTTTAATACCCATGAAGGGTATGGTTTTGGGTGTATAAAAGCGTCTCTAGTGCTATCGTAAGTACCACCTACACTAGCATAATTTTTTCTTATGTTGCTATTGTATGAGGTTTGTACCCACGTACCTTCAAGCTCACTAATATAATCTTCATCAGCAACAATTACCTCTACAACTGTGCCTTCTATAATCTTTGCGTAATGTGCCATATTTTATTTACCTTTAAGAGATAGCGTATCTAACAATAACAATTCCAGAACCGCCACCGCCACCATATCTAGTGCCATCGTAACCAAGAGATCGGCCACCACCGCCACCTCCACCTGTGTTAGCAGAAGCTGAAGGGGCATAGGGTTGGCTTCCACTAGCACCATTTGCACCGCCACCAGACCCACCAGAACCACCTGAGTAATCCCAAGCACCACCACCTCCGCCACCAGCGTAGTAAGTTCCATTTAGCCACTGAGAACCATTACCTCCAGCAGTACCATTAGAGCTACCATAACCTGTTTGATTAGTCCCAGATTGACTTGCGCCTCCACCGCCAGCACCAGCAGAATAATAGCTGTTAGTTCTATTACCTCCACTATTACCTTGACCTGAAGTTCCTGAACCACCTGATTTATTATCTGGCCCACCTGATGCTCCACCACCAGAACCCCCAGAGTTACCATTATAGCCTTCACCACCACCGCCACCGCCGCCAGTTGAGGTCAAACCAAAGCCAGAACTGTTAGAACCATTGCTACCTGATGATAAATAACCACCGCCGTTACCGCCAGCACCTATAGTAATACTATATCCTTGAGCAGAAGAGTTAGCAGAACCTGTCCTGTACCCTCCAGCACCACCACCGCCGCCGTGGGCTGTACCACCGCCTCCACCACCAGCTACTACAAGATACTGTAAAGTGTTTGAACCTGCGGCATTTCCAATAGAGCTGACAGTAAATGTACCTGACGAAGTAAAGACATGATATTTATAACCACCAGAAGTAGATGTTGTACCACCAGAGGCTGAAATATACTGTGCATTAGCCTTACCATGACCTTGAGACATAGCAATTTGACCATCAGCATCATCAAATAGAGTTCTTACAGCACTGTCATTCATGGTGATTTGTGCTGTACCACTTAGGCCAAGCTCTACATTTACGTCATTTAAAGATATCTGTCCGCTAGATGGTAACGTCATGTGTTATCTCGCCTTTAGTTCTTCGATTTCAGCTTTAAGTTCTTTGATTGCTTCAATCATTAATCCATGAAGTTGATCATACTGCACTGTCTTGTATTCAGTCTCATCATCTTCACCCATCTTGAGAGGTAATGTACTTTCAGTAATTGCACTTGGCATTACCTTCTCGACTTCTTGGGCGATAACACCAGCAGACTTTTTGCCATCGGCTAGGTATTCAAATGTGTAACCATTTAGCTGTGATACTTTATCTAAGGCATTGTCTATCTTCACGATGTCTTTCTTTAGACGCTCATCAGAGACTGTTGTAGAATAAGCAACAACGTTACCTTCAACGTGTAGGTCGCCATCATTCTCAAGGCGCATGTCTTCTGCACCATCTAAATACCACTTGTGAGTTGTCGTTCCAACAAGGTAGTAATCGTTAGTGTCACGACCCATGTAGAAAATCTCACCACGACAGTCGCCGCCGTTGATTGTGCCTGTTACTGTGACACCGCTTGATGTTGTTTCAAATTTCTTGGAGTTGTTGTGGTATAGCTCTACTGCTCCATTCGGTATAGCTTTAATCATATTTTCGGATGCAGTTTTAATCTGGATTGGGTGGTCATTTACAGCAACAATCTGATTGAAGCCGCCAGCATCATGGTAAATCTTTAAATCATGTGAGTTACCAACTCTTAATTCTTTGTTATCTGCTAATTCAATGTGAGAACCAAATGTAGCAATCCCACCTTCAGACATATCAAGTGTGAGGGCTGTAATACCAGAACCGCCATCATTGCCTTTAAATACAATGTCTCCGTCTTGTTCCCCAGACCTTAACACAAAATTACTAGAAGCCTTTTCAACTACTCCGTAAATAGTTCCAGCGTCTTGAAAATAAACTGTACCACTATTATCAGCATCAAGTTTTATAACTCCTGCAACATCTAAGGTTAGGTCGCCGTTATCTGCAAAAATCCTACCGTTTGTTCCATCGCTGTTTATGGATAAATCTGCCCCTGCTCCCATCTTGACATAAGCGCCATCAGGAAAAGTTGCATCGTGATTAAAGATTGCTGTACCAGCATCAGACATATCAAGACGAAGGGCTTCTCTCTCTACGCCACCATCATTACCTCTAAAAATAATGTCTTTGTCTTCGATTATAGATTTAAAAACTGCATCTTCACCATTCCTTCTAATACTTGCAAAGTGTAATCCACCATCCTTAAAAATGATATCAGCACCATCCGCATCAAGAATAATCTCCCCTGCGGAATCTAGTGTTAGGTCGCCAGATGGACTAGCTATAGAGCCATCTAAGTAGAAGTCTTTAAAACGGCGGCTTGTACTCCCTAGATCAACAGTATTATTTGATGTAGTACCATAATTGTTAGTTGGTATGACACTGCCAGATGCGAAAGACAAACCAACATGATTTGTAGTTGATGAATATATTACAAGGTCATCAGATTTAGTCCCAATATTACCTACAGTTGTGCTGTCTTTGCGGAAGTTGAGTATGTCGCCATCAGAGTTTAGCCTTCCAAAATATCCTGATGTCTGACCATCAGCCACAGCGGCTATTGCATCAAGGTCTGACCTAAGTTTTATACCTTGACTTACTGTTGCTTGGCTAGTAGTACCCACCAACAAGTTGCCTGATGAGTCTATACGCATTGTCTCCCCCGACCCACCAACATTTGTAAAAACAAGAGGTGCGGCAGAAGATGATGAGGTAGCAGTTCCACTTTGAATATAATTTACGCCGCCTGTGCTAACAAGCCGCATGGCAGAGTTACTGCTGGAAATATACTGCTCACCAGCGGTTGAGTTATAAACGTGCAAACCCCCACTAGGCGAACTCGTCCCAATACCAACTCGGCCTGACGAATCTAATGTCATAGCAGTGCTTGATGCATTATCATCAATACCTGTAGATTCAAAACCTGCAATAGTACCAGTCATAGTACCACCAGCTAGTGGTAGTTTAGTAGCAATAGAGTTTGTTATAGTAGTACTAAATGATGCATCATCGTTTAAAGCTGCGGCTAACTCATTAAGTGTATTAAGAGAACCCGGTGAGCTATCTACAAGGTTAGCAATAGCTGTGTCTGTATAAGCTTTGATAGACTGTTGTGTGGCTAGTGCTGTTGCACTGTTAGATGCCATATTATCTTCATCAAGTATGTTTGTAATAGACACAGAGCCTGTACCAGATAAACTATCAAACTCAACCGATCCACCAACGTCTAAGTTACCTGTCATAGTACCGCCAGATAAGTTTAGTTTTTCTGTATCATTAGCTAATGGAATCCAGTTACCTGCATGTGCGAAGTAACCTTTACCTGTTGCATGAACGTGAGCAAACATACCGTGATAAGTTGATGCACTTGGTAAGTCTGATAATTGAGAATATACGTTACCGAATAGAACTTTATTGCCGTTACCATCAATGTCACCTGTCATAGTGCCACCAGCTAGACCTAAGAACCTAGCATCAGATGCTGTCTTACTATAGTGATCTGCAAGTTGGAATGTACCGTAACCTACGATGTCAATAATATCACCAGCAGTAGCACCTGCACTTAGTACTACAGTAGAACCGCTTGTAGCTGTTACGTCTGTACCGACTAAAAGTTTTACACCATTAAGATATACATCTACGTAGCCTACATCATATGTTGCAGAGAATGTAGTCTGTCCTGATGTAGCAGTATATGTGTTACGACCAGATGTACCATTAACTGATGAACCTGCCGCTTGCCAACCACCTGATCCACTACGAACAAACATAATGTTACTTGTAGTGTTAAAATACAATGCACCTGCTATTAAAGCGTCACCATCATTGTCTACTGAAGGAGCAGATGATTTAGCACCTAAGTATCTGTCGTCAAAGTCATCATAAGAATTAGCGGCATTAGTAGCACTGGTAGCCGCAGCTGTTGCTGAGTTAGCTGAGTTTGTAGCTGATGTTGCCGCTTGAGTAGCTGAAGTAGCCGCTTGAGTAGCACTTGCCGCCGCCGCTGTATTAGAACCTGCGATACTATCAACATACAGTTTTGTTGCCGCATCAGTATTAACAGTAGGTGTACCTAATCCAGTAATCTTATTGCCACCCATAGCTATAGCAGATGCCATAGTACCACCTGATTTTAGTAAGGCAGTTGTGTCAACGTAGTTCTTAGTAGCACCATCTTGATTAGCAGTAGGATCACCTAGTCCAGTTATCTTACTTGTACCCATAGCTATAGCACCAGACATAGTGCCACCTGATAAGTTTAACTTAGTAGCATCTTGTGCATCTACATAACCTTTACGAGATAGCTCATCATTTGTTGCAGGGTTAGCTGTAGATGTTACAGCGTTAGTACCCATTACAATGTCACCTGTTAGTGTTCCACCAGCTAGAGGTAACTTAGTAGCTATAGAATTAGTAATAGTAGTTGAGAAGTTTGCATCGTCATTGATTGCCGCAGCTAACTCGTTAAGAGTATTTAGGGCATCAGGAGATGAGTCAACTAAAGCAGACACCTCAGTGTCTACATATCCCTTAGTAGCGGCATCTGTTGAAGCACTTGGAGCACCTAAGCCTGTTACTTTACTACCGCCCATAGCAATAGCACCTGACATAGTTCCACCAGACAAGTTAAGCTTTAGTGCATCTGCAGTATCTACATAGTTCTTTGTAGCCGCATCTTGAGCACTGGTTGGATCAGTAACATTAGCAATAGTTGTACCTGTAACATCTAGTGTACCGTTTACAGTTACATTGTTAAATGTAGATAAACCTGACCCTGCAGTTACATTACCCGTCACATTGCCTGTAAGATTACCAGTAACGTTACCTGTGATATTGCCTATTACGTTACCTGTAAGTGGGCCTACAAGACTTGAACCTGTAATTGTTGTACCTGTGATTGCGGCTGTAGAAGAAGCACCAATAATAGTACCATCAATATTACCACCGTTTATATCTACAGTAGCTAACGTAGCCTGACCAGATGTAGAGACTGTAGTAAAGCTACCAGCAACGGCTGTTGATGCACCTATAACTGTATTGTCTATATTACCTGCATTAATGTCTACAGTAGTTAATGTTGATGTTCCTGTAGCTGTTAGGTCTGTCACAGTAGCAGGTGAAGCTGATGAAGCACCAATAGTTGTACCATCAATAGAACCTGCATTAATATCTACAGTAGCAAGAGTAGAAGTACCTGTAGCACTTAGTGTAGTAAATGAACCAGCACCAGCAGTTGTACCACCTATAGTTACGTTATCTATAGCACCAGAGTTTATGTCTACAGAAGTAATAACACCTGTAGTTATATTAGCTGTGCTTAGGGTAGTTGTTCCAGTAACACCTAATGTACTTCCTATAGTAAACGTACCTGCAACTGCACCATTAATATCTACATCTAGTGTATCTATGTGTGCTGTACCATCTAAGTATAAATCTTTAAACTCTAAACCAGATGTACCTAAGTCTATATCATTAGTTATTACAGGTATAATAGCCCCATCAGAGAAGCGTATTTGTTCTACTGCGGCTGAAGATACCTCTACAAAGACACCTACTTGATTAGTAGCAGTGTTTATGACGACTTTGTTTAGTGCGTCAACATCACCGATAAGAGGAATGTAACCACCTTCTCCTGTTGAGCCATCGTGCTTGTGTCCACTTGATACAGCGAATGCATCACGGAGTTTGTTATACTCGGCGTTAATAGGCGCTGCACGAACTGTAGCTGTTGGTATTATGTCTGCTGAAGACTGTCTTACGTAACCTGCCAAAGTATTATCTCCTGTCGGCTGTCTCATACGTCAAGGCTACTGCCTGTATAGTATGACTTGCATTTGTATTATTCGTAACATAACTTATTGAAACAGAGTTACCTGATCCAGATATATTTGTAAGTGTTTTAGGTGAGGGATTACCATCATATATACCACCTGCTCCATATATAGCTGTACCATAAATTGAAGCTGCACCCTCTGTAGTAAACTCATAGTTAGTAGGGTTGCTTGTCCCTGTGTCATCATAGTCATAAGAGACACCAACAAAAACTTCTGTATCACCCTCTGATTTTAAGTAAGTGTTTACTTTATGTACTATCTTACGTACTTCTGGGTCTTCCATATAGTAATAGGGTGTTTGATATAAACTAAAGATAGAGTTACCACCAAAGCTATTACCTTTTTCTTGTCTATGTACTCTACCAGAACCATCTCCATGTATTACATGTTCAAATTGTCCTATGTATCCACTAGCTACACAATTTGCTTCCATACCAGTAAGCTGACTATATTCAAAAATACTTTGTTTATTCTGACTTTTACGTATACCACCTATTAAAGATAGAGAAGCATCATTCTTAAAGAAGAATCTAAACTGTGACTTCTTCCTAAGTACTACGATAGCTACATCTTCTATTTGTTCTGATAGATAATAGTTATCGAATATAGACTGTATTTCTTTAGAAACTGTAGCGAGTTCAACATCACCAATTTTATCAGTACCAGAAACAGGACGTATACCATCAGGACCTAAGAAAAGTAAGTCACCACCAAACTCTACCACAGAATCGGGTGCAAGGCAACCCATATTTGAAGTAACATTCTCTAGTGTAAAATTAGCTACATTGTTTCCTATTAATCTTTTTATATTATTAGCACCAAAAATATATAGTTGGTTACGAAACTTTTTTATGGCAGTTATAGTAAAACCTACATTAATAACTCCAGCACCACTACCTGCATCAAAATCATAAGCATTTACGGGTGCACTAAAGTGTAAATTGTAAGGTTCAGAAGAATCACCACACAAAAATACATGAGAACTAAACTCTTCTGAGTACTTAGGATTATTTGGAGCATTAGCATGCGTAATCTGTGTGTATGTAGTACCATCATATGTTGCCGCTGGATTAATACCATCTGTAAGTAGTAACACTTCACCTGACCAGTTAAAGCTAGTAAAGCGAATCCGAGTAACATTAGTCATACTAGGATTACCAGCTTCTGGTATGGCTACCCAAGAACTACTAGAGTTATGCCAACGATATAGATAGTCATGACCAGTTGTAGGTTTTCTACAAGCAAATATACCGTCATGTAAGTTACCGTTAACTGTAAGGCCAAGTACAGCACCTGTACCGGGAACAGTGCCGTAGTCATTGGAATAACCACTAATACGGCGATACCCACCAGATAAGGCAGGTTCATAGTTAATCATACGTATAGCACTACCTGATAAGTTAGTCGCTTGGGTCAGGGGGTCTATGTTAGTAACCAATCCCCCAGAACAAACCGATAAGTATGTACTTAGTCTATCTGCCATTTAGATAATACTTTTATATAAAGAGTTACCTGATCTATGTATTACAGTTGAGCGTAAATAGTCTTTGCTATCTACAAGTAACCTACGCATAGACTTAATGCCTGTTCTAAATTTAGTTTCATGTAACTGTGCTGATTGTTCATTAGACCTAAAGTGCATTAGGTACATCATAGCACCATCAAGTACTACATGTTTAAATCTATCGGGAATAATACACACATCAGTACTTAGTACTAGATCAGCAGGTACTTTCCAGTATCTGTATTCTATAATATAAGTATTATCTGGTACAGGTGAAACACCAAACTTATCTTCTTGTGTTTTATATACTACATCAGGTTTTGTATAACCATCAGTACCAGCTACATCATCAAGACTTCTTCTATCACTTATGTATGATTCATACGAAATGCTAGGCAGTTGTGTTGGGTACGCAGATTGTGCATTAGTTAAATAAAATGTTTCCCAATCTGCTTTAGAATAGTCAGAAGGGAAGTCGTAGGTCTTTGTGCCTACTGCAAGTGTTTGTTCGTAAGTTACTAGTGTAAAAGGCCACTCTTGCGCCTCTTGTAGTATCTCACGTATAGAGGAATTAATAGAGTCTTTAGCTAATGACTGTACATTTTTAGTAGATGGGAAATCTTCTAAGTTTATCTCAACCTCGTTAAGACGGCGAAGTAACTCATTCACTAGATTTATATATGTCGCCATGTTAATTCCTACTGTTACAAATATAAGTGGGCTAGTTTCCCAGCCCACCTACAATATTTTATATTATGCTAAGTTATATTTAGCAGTAACAAGAGCTTCTGGACGAAGAATCTTGCGGCCATATAGATGCATGCCGCGCACGATGTCAGCGAATGAATCTGGATCACGGTATGATTCAGTTTTGTTGATCTGCTCTGCAGTTGCAACAGCCGAATCGTGACCAGCACAGATAACACCGTAGTTAGTGTTCTGGTTAGCCGCACCTGTTGTAGATGCACCAGTACCTACTGATGGTAAGTTGTTTGAAACGTATACACGGAAACCGTGGAAGTTGTTCAAGACTAGACCATTCTTTAGGCCATCACCACCGAAGTCAGCATTTAATAGACGTGAATCTTCATCACGTAAGACTTCCATCATGACCGGGTCAATTACGATCCAACGACCTTGTGTGTCTACGTTTTGAACGTCTAGTAAACGACTCATACGTGCCACCAACATAGCTGGTGAAACAGTAGCTGTTGGTAATGCAGTAGCTCCCGGCAGACGTGCTGCAACTGGAATCGAATGATCACCAGCAGAAGTTGTTGTAATGTTACCAAATGAACCTTTGATAAGCTTGTTCGCTGCAAGCAGTTCGTCTGAACCAGCTGCTGAGTTAGCTTTAGTACCATTTACTACATTGTTTACTGCACTAGCATTTGCATGTAACGCAGCCTGTTTGTAACCAGATAAGTAACCAAGAACATCTTGGTCATACTGATCAGCCAAACGATATGCCGCACGATCCGAAGCCAAGCTTTGGAAGTTTACATGTGAGTGTGCTTCTTCGATGTCATCAACTTTAAATGCAAAGTAGTTTGCTTTGTCGATTGTTAATGAAAAATCATTATCGGATAAATCCTGAGTTGAGATAGTAGTACCACGTAGATATGCAGTTACTGAAATCTCAGGCTCTTTTATGATTTTTACTGAGTCGCCCATTTGAGCGATTTCTCCGAAATAGTCAGAGTTAGTGATAGCTTCACAGATAGCAGATTTGCGAAATGCAAGTTGCACCTGTTTGCTGTAAATAACGGGCGAGAAGTTACCGTTTGGTAAGTTTGTATAGCCCGAAGCCTTTCCAAATGCCATTTTAATTCTCCTTTAGCATTAGATTACAGATGCAAACGACTATTCACTTATATAGAGGCTAAGTACTTGTAGGGTGCGTTATTATGAAAGTTGGCCTACCTTCAGTATAACGGGCCATAAGACATTAGGTTGTCAAGAAGTATTTTGTTGTTTGCGTGGGTTTAGTCGTAGTGTGAGTAACCTGTGTCTTAGGGGTCACACTACTACATTGTACATATAGTTATATCATAAATATATTATATGTCAATAGCTTTATCGAGCATTGCCCGACATATCGTAAATAAATTTACCAGTACGAATGGCTTCCATAATAGCGTCAGAAGCTTTTTCATACTGTTGTGCTGTCATCTTATTCACTTGTGATTCTTTAAATACATTCTTAGAATCATCTGAATCAGGTGTAGCATTACTACGACTGTTTACTGAACGTGCAGCATCTTTGTTGTTGCTTGCAGGTTTTTGTTTCTTAATACCCATATCAGCTTTGTACAAATCAATTGCACGTGAAGCTGATCGTGAATCATCAGCATTCTCATATAATGCGTCTTGTACCCACTTGGGTTGTTCATCTACCCAATCATGGAACGCATCATCATCTCTGATTTCACCAAAGTCAGGATGTGCAGTCATTAATTCTACTTCAGCTTTCTTGCGTGTTGCATCAGCTTTCATTTCATCAATTTCTTTTACACGTTCTTCTAATCCAGCGGCTTGTTCTCTTGCTTTTTTAATAGCAATAGTTTCTACTATAGCCGCTACATCTGGGTATTCTGTTGCCCAAGCTTCAATGTCATCATCTGACTTAGGTAACTTAATCTCTTGTCTAGTGGAGTCTTCAAGTTGACGTTGTAACGTTTTAAACTTGTCATCCCAATCTTTTTCTTTGTCTTGCATATGTCGTCTAAGATCACCGTAGCGTTTCTTAAAACTTTTTTCTTCAGCATTAATAGGTTCAGCTTCAGCTACTTCCTCTGTAGCTTCTGTTGTTTCACCTTTTTGTTCAGCAATAAGTTGTTCGAGTTCTTCCTCTTCCATCTTACGCTTATCTTCATTAGAGTATTTACGATTTGCAAATGCAACTTTAGTTTCTGGCTTTACTTCTTCTGCCATTATTTTATCATTCATGTTTCAGTCTTTCATACTGGGGCCGCCGTAGCCTAGTGTTGGTAGGGGGATGGGTAGCCAGTTCAAATTTAGCAGTGTTTTAAATAACGGGTGCTGCTAATCCACGCCTTACAGGTGCAGTAGGTTCGATAACATCTGGTGTACCTAAGTCCAACAGTTCTGTTCCTAATACACTTATTAAAATTTCTCCTATGGGACTTCTCAACAAGTCAGCCAATTGTTCTCGTTCTTCATCTAGTAGTGCATCAAATCTACTTGATACTTCATTTTTATATTCTTCAAAATCCATTATATTTATACCTTTTACATAGCTATTTTTTATTTGGTTTTTTTACTAACCCACCTGTGGCTCTACCACCAGTAGCTAATTTTTTACCTAATTTTTTAGCTGCCTTAGAAGCGGATGCTTTTGCCTGAGCTTGAGTTCTGTTTTTGCTAGGTTTTGATTGATTCTTAACAACATTACCACCAGACCAAGTAGTAGGCCTACTATCACGCTGTGCTATTCTTGCAGCATTAGCGGCGGCTTCTTGCTCTTGTCTACGTTTAGCTTCAGCTAGTGCTCTAGCATCTGCGGCTTTTTTATCAGCAACAGCCTTTCTAGTTTTTTCTATTCTAGCTTGTTTATCCTGTTCAGCTTTTATCTTTTTCTTTTCAGCCGCTGTTGGGAACTTACGAGTTAATACATTAGTACCCGGTTGATTATACCATACAGCACCTTTCATATTAGGATCACCACCACTAGCATCTTTACCTATCTTAGCTTTAGCAGTTGCGGATAGTTCATTTTTTCTAGCTGCGGTAACTGTAGAAACCCTATCAGTACTAGCAACACTAATCGTATTTTTATCATAAGTACCTACATTACGTTGTTTAAAGTTTCGACCATTCTTTATCATTTCACCCAATGTAGGTCTATGATATTCACCTTGCTCATCTACAAATACATTTCTGCCATTATCTGCTCTAATAGCAAAGCCTTGATCATCAGCAAGTATACCTGTAGAACTACCATCTGAAACAGCACCTACTGCATAATTATCAACTGTAGTGCCACCTGTAACTTTATATCTTTCACTTAACTCATATGCTTGATCTAAATTTACATCGGGTAAGTTTTCCCATGCAGTTGCTTGGTTAGATTGACCAGCTTTATATGTTTGTTTAGGTTTGCTTACTTTAACACCCAATCCAGTTTTTTCAACTGTCTCTGGTTCTGTTTTTGTAATATCTAACTTAGCAGTCTCTGCAATATCTAAAGGCATCTCAGAGACTAAAGGTCCTACAACTTGGTCAGGTCTACTTGTTTGTGCTAAGTCTAAAGCATCTGGTCTTGTACTTGTAAATACTCCAGTAGTACCTGTTTCGCTTGGATCACCGCTTGCATTAGTTGGTTTAGGTGGTGTTATACCAGAAACACTAGGCGGTGTATATGAAGGAAATGCACTAGTAGTTTGCTGTGCTACAGTTTGGGGTGTAGCAGAGGGTATTGCTAAATCAGGATCACCAGCATCAATCAAATAAGGAGATGCAATGGCTCTTTTACCCAGAGCAGTTGAAGTATCGTATACTGGTTTTGTTCCTATAGCACTTTGTACTGAAGGTGCTACATATGGTTCTATCTGGGGGTCAGCACTACTACCCCGTAACATTGCATCCGTTTGAGATAATGCCGTATTTCTTTGGTTTGCCACAGACTTCATAAAGGGTAGTGTACCAGAAGGTGTTGAATAATCTATAGCAGGTGTAGTGATTAAAGGATCAGCACGTTGTACTAAAGGTGCTACATATGGTTGTAGCATTGGATCAGCACTAGTTCCTGTAGGAGAAAATCCCATAGAAGATGGTGGTGTATACGTAGAAGTATCTACAGGAGTAGTAGCTGTTTCACTCGGATCACCGCTTGCATTTGTAAATACTCCAGTAGTACCTGTTTCACTAGGATCACCACTTGCGTTTGTGGGTCTAACAAACCGATTACTTTCTGTACTAGCTAATGTATATTGATCAGGTGTGACTACACCAGTAGTACCTGTTTCACTAGGATCACCGCTTGCGTTTGTAGGTAATACAGCTTTTGTTAAAAACGTACCTGTGTCTTGTGGTAAAAGTTTTATAGGTGTTGGGTCTACGTTAACACCAGTTTCTACAGCAACCTTTTTAACTTCTGCTACTTCTTCTGGTAATTTACCTAAAGCACCTGCTACTGCATCAATAACACCACCAAAAACATCACCTAACACAGTATTAACTAAACCACCAGCGTGTTCATTTATACCCTCAGTTCTAGCTTTAAGTGCTGCAATTTGTTCTGCATTTAATGTACCAGAGTTTAAAAGTTTAGTAGCACCTAGTAATGCTTTTTTATCTTGGTGTGCCATAGCTGCCATAGGAAATATAGCAAGTGGCCCCATGAATAAAGTAGCCGCTTTTGCAAAAGTTCTTCCAACACCAACTAAAGTAGATGACTTATCCATATATTCTTCATAGCTTAGATTATCCCAATCAATAGCTTCTGGTGGTGGAAGTGCAACATTAGTACGATCATCGTTGTCTCTGCGTACTTCTTGTGTGGCGGCATTAGCATCAGCAACTATACTATCAGCAGGTGTAGTACCAGAGCCAACAGGTGCATCAGTACCCGTATATAAACTATACCCATCTGGAATAGGGAAAGCAGCTTTACCACCTATAAATGGTATTAATATATTATTACCAGCAGCATTACGATATTCTTTATATTCAATAGCGGCATCACCCATAAGTTTTTTAAAGTCTACTGTAGTACGTACAGGTTGTGTAATTTCTGGTGTAAGTCTACGTGTACTAGTGCCTAATGGTACAACAGGTTGATTTGCTACAGCTGCAACAGGATCAGGAGTACGCATAACACTTGTAGTACCTGTAGCTAAACCACCAACAGCCATATTAATTTCACCATCATTATCATCGGCAGGTGAACCTGCTACAATAATTAAATCATCCATACCAAATGGTAAGTCATCATCCATAGTAGCTTCATCACTGTTGCCCATCTGACCCATAGCTTCCATTTTCTTTAAACCCATTTTAGCTTGTTGTCGTAATTGCATAAGCTTATCTAAACCAATATATCTTGTAACATCCTCTGAAAATATAAACTCACCGTTGCTTACGTTAGCTTCGATATCATCACGAACACCTTCACGAGTTCCACCTACAGGAACTTCATTACCAGATTCTTCGTCAATCATACCGCCCTCATCTTTTAAGCCACCACGTGCGAATAGTTCCATTTGTTTTTCCATCATGGGATGTTTCCTTATTTGTGTTTTAATACTTCGTCACGTAACAATTTTATTCTACGTAATTGAAAGATCGCACCTTGTGCTCGGTATATGATCTTATCATTGTCAGCTTGTTCCATAGTTCTGTGCTGTTGAGCTATTAGAGAATCTATATAACTATTGAACTGTTCCCATTGCTGGTGGTTGCTGACCATTGCCTTGAGCTTGCTCAGGTGCTCCTTGTCCTTCTGCATTTCCGCTAAATCCTTGTTCTTGTGGTAGAGGTGCTTGTCCTGTACCTATGTTTCCTCCACCTGCGCCTGTAGGGTCTGCTGGGTTAGCACCTGCTGGTGCACCCTGTTGATCTGTTGGCTGTTGTGGTTGTTGAAAACCTTTCATGAGTTCAGCTTGAATAGCCGCCTCATCCATATTGTTAGTAACCTTGTCTGGGTCTAACTCAAGAGACTTTGCAATCTCCCGTATAATATACTGAAATTTTGCAAAAGGTGCAAGGGCTGGACTAGAAGAAATTTGCATAAACTGCATTAATCTTTGGCTACGTACTTCGTTAGCCATTAAGCTTTCTGTACCACGAGCCTTAACCTCTAAGTCACCTTTGATCTTAGGATCATAATCAAACTGCATATTGAATCTAAATAAGTTCTCACCTAGTGGACGCAATAGGTAGTCATCAATATTCTTAATAACATTCTTAATGCCACCTTGTGCAGCACCCATTAACATACTAATACCAGAAGCAGTACGACCTACACCTGACACACCTGTCTGACCATGTGCGAAAGATGGAAATCCTGTAGACTCATCTGCAAGGACACGTGCCTTGTCAAAGAGTTGCAAGTTCTCCTGAGCAACATTAGGAAACTTAGTTCCAAAAATGCTTTGTCCGGGTGCACCACCTTGGCGGCGAAAGACTTTGCCGGGATACACGGACATATCCTGTCCCGGTACTAAGTTAGTTTCGTCTACCTCTATCAACAAGTTTCCTGATAGTACAGCATTGTCTACAGCCATACGCATGAAACCATTCATTAGTGTTTGTGTATCATCCATATTCTCAGCTATACCTACACCAAAGAAGCTGTAAGGATTAAGCTCATATGGAACAGCCATGTAAGGAATGCGTGCAGGTTTAAACGGATTCATAACCATGCGTAGTAGTTTACCATTACAAATCCATACATTAGCTTGTAACTCATCTACATTAGATAATTCATCTGGTATATCTACACCTTGCTCTATCAGCATTTCGACATCTACCATGCCCCAATACTCTAGTACTTCAAAGCGTTCAATACCATGCTCAGGTGCATAATCAGATAAATCATCTTCCCAATGTTCTTTACTATAGTTTTCACCTAGTGAGATAGCTTCATCAATTACAGATGAACGGAAGTGTGGTCTACGTTTAAGTGAACGTAACTGTGTCCTTGACATCTTATGACGTTCAATAACAAACTGTGCTTCATCCATATTAGTAGCATCAGGATCGGGATAAAAGTTCCATACTGATACGTGAGATACTTGTGGGATTGTTTTCATTACTGGTGAATACTCACCATCTTCATCCCAGTTAGGGTATTCTTTATCTACTGCGAATGGTCCTTTCATTACGCCAGTACCAAACAATGCCATCTCAAATGCTGTACTACGTAAATGTTTACTAGCACTAGACTCTTCTAACTGATCATGTATTTTCTTTTGCATCATCTTAGCCGCTATCATAGCAGGGCTAAATGTAACAGATGTAGGAGTTTTACCTACACCCTCACGGACATTATCAATCTCACCTAGTTTATCTTTGAGTGGTCCGATACTATCAAGTAATGTTTTAGCAGTAGCACCTGCAGGTAAGTCTTTACCATCACCAGCAAAACCATATGGGTTTACTTCTTCATTTAGTTCTGACTCACGTAATTGCTCAGGTTCTTTAGGATCGAAGTGTACATCAGATACTACACCTTCTGGTAGTTCAGTAGGATCAACTGTTAACGGAAACTTCTGCCCAGCAAATAGTACATCTACTATCTGACCATAAGCAGCAAGTGTCTTAGTTTTAGTTACTTTAATAAATACTCTTGACTTCTCAGCCTCAGTAAACTGTACATCAGGACTATATAAACCACGATAGTTACGATATGCTTGTAACCAACGTTGCTCATCTTGTTGTCTGTAGTCATCAGCACGATTGTACTTCTCCATAATAAATGGAATTATCTTTGCTGTATCTGCATCATCAACCGTAGAGTCATCAGTATCCTCTAGGATAATTGCATCATCTTCGATAAAGCCTTCGTTTTCTTCTGCCATTTATTTGTCCTTAATATCCAAACGTGGAATCTGCTACATTCATACCACCTGATGGTCGCCCATTTGGATCATAATCAAATATGCTAAACCGTGGTCTTGACATGATACCATAACGTAATGCATCGTACAAGTGATCTTCTGAGGTAGTATCTATATCTTCTGGGTTTCTTTTGTCTATGGGTAACGCAGGTAATTGAGCTACCATGTTAGTACATGTATCAAAGAATACTAAGCGTGGTTCTTCGGTATATTCATCTACCTGTAACCTTCTATGTATCTCATTCTTACCTGCTACACGTGAACCTTTTGATCTATCTGATGGTCGCCATCTGCAACCTCTTTGAACCATTTGTTCTGCTAGAGAAGGTCCTGTATCACCACGCTTGTGCCATAGTGAGCTATCAAGTACTCCATACTTAATATTACCATCTCCAGCTTCTAAGTCAAGTACTTGATCAGCTAAATCTGCAGCTAATACTTTACTTACATATAACTCACGATACACTATTAGTTGTTCACTAGGTGATACCGCAAACCATACTACACCAGATTTACTACCATATCCATAATCACACGCTCTAAACTTAACCCAGTTACTTGGTATATCGAAGGGTTCAATTACGTGTTTAGTTCTATCGAACTCAGTAAACGCTGCACCTTCTTTGATATCCCAATCACCTTCTAGTAATTGTCTTCTTTGCTGTTCTGGTAGTGATAGAAGCATTGCTTCGTAATCACCTTGTTCAGCTAAGTATGGATTATCAGATAATCTTGCAGGTATAAATTTACGTTTGAATAAAGCTTTACCAGCTTTCTCGTGACCTGCAGGGTATCTTAATACTTCAGTTGTTTCAATATCAGTAGCATCAAATGATTTATTATGAGGTGCTGGATCAATAAACATCTTCTTAACCCAATGATGGCCTCTACCACCGGGGTTAGTTGTAGCCCTCATATATACAGGTAAATCACTTGCAGTAGATCGTAAACGTGAGCGCATGTAGTTCCAAGCAAATGGTGTAGGCCACTGTGTAAGTTCGTCAAAGCCTATCCAACTAAATGCTAAACCTTGGTATCTTAATACATCATCCTCTTTATCTAGGTATGACATCCACAGTCTTGCACCTGATGGTGCTGTCCATTGCATCTTACGTTCTGACCACTTAATACCCGGCCATATTTTAGGATACATTTCTTGAGACTTAAATATAAGTTCTCTTAGTTCTTCTGTCGTATGTCTTAATAGCAATCCTGAGAATGATGGGTGTCCCATAAAACGTAATGGATCAGCTAACATAGCATATGATTTGCCACCACCAGCACTGCCACCATATAGTACTTCACGTTCACCTGCGGCAAGGAAGTCAGTCTGTGGTCCAGCATTAGGTTTAAATATTACATTATGCTGTTCTTCAACTTTAGCTAAATCATGATCAACTAAAACTTTAGGCGGCTCTGGTTTCTTCTGTGTCTTCTTTTTCTTTTGCACCGAGTCTTGTGCGCTCGATTTCTTCCGCTTTGGCGATTGCCTTTTTCGCATAGTCTGCCCATCTGCGAAGGCTTCCAGCTTTGTTTTTTCTTTGTCGCTCATTATCTAACCGTTTCTTTAAACCTACATGAGAAATAGTTCTACCAGTATTTCTAGTCAACCAGTTAGCAACTTCTCGATATGAATACTGTTTTAAGTATTTCTGTGCTTGCTCAAGCATATCAAGTTCTGCACTAATTGGCAAGAGTATTCCTTTATCTTTTGGGTCTAATTCATAGCCAAAGGGAATCGTTCTTGCTACACGTGGGATTGCTACCCATCTACTATTTTCTTTAAGGTCTGTCGGTTGTGGTAATTTCCATTTACCTAATGGTTTAGTCATCATCTTCCTGTGCTTTTTTAGCTGGCATCAACATGACACCACCCTTAGCTTCTACTTGCATCTTCTCAGTTTTAACTAAGCCAGTACGATCAAGTAGTTCTTTTGCTGCAGTCATCTTATCACGTATACCTAACTCAGTAGGATCGTATAGTGCACCTACCATAGCCATAGCCGCTTTAGGTACATTACGTGCTAAGTAGCTGTGAGTAACATCAATGATTTCTTCTTTGAGGCTATTCGTTATTTCTGTGTTAGAAGTATTAGCTGAATAACCTGCAATGATCTTAGCACTGGTAATATCTCCACCAGCTTCATCCATAAGGACTGCTAAGAACTTCTTTTGTCTATCTGTTAGCTCACGTGCCATATTATTATTCCACCATGTGTAATGCTTGTTCAAGCGTTTCTTTGTTACGCCTAGACCAACCACGTCCAAATGTTTTGTACGTATCTAATCCTTCATAGAACCCTTGTCTTACTGTATATACATAATCAATAATATACTTAGGGTCTTTCTCCATAACAAGTTGTAGTGTCTTAGGACCAATAGCACCATCTGCTGTAGCACCTACTGCACGTTGTATAGCTTTAGCAGGTCTACCACTACCACTATTAACAGCCCAATCGAATGCACACCAATCTACCCCCGATGGAAGTTGATCACCTTTGACTCTATCCCAATAGTTCTGTTTATATATTGGGGCTACATCTTCTGGTGTTAAATCACGCATCTCTTCTTCTGTAGACTCACGACCAATCCATTCATCATACACACGTTTAGTTACACCAAGATTAGTCATGCCACCGGGATCACTAGGATGATTGACGTAACCACCCTCGTGTTCCAGTAGCATTTCTAAACATTCATTGAAGTTACTCTTCATTATTTTTTCTTTTTCTTTTTAGTCATATAACCACCTTTAGCGGCCATAACTGTCTTCTTCTTACCAGCAGCAGGTGTTTTCTTTTTAGCAGGTGCTTTTTTCATATTCTGTGTTAGAAGCTCTCTAATAGGTATACCTAATTTGTCTGCTTCTTTTTTCATAGCTTTTAACCATGCAGGTTCTGTAGTAGTTTTGCTCATAATCTTATTTCTTTCCAAAAAATTTACTTACGCCACGCATACCAATGCTGGCACTCACGATTCCACCTAATGAGTACTGATACCAATCAGGCATAATTTCCAAGGCTTCAAACCCTGCATGTACTATATCATTACCCCATTGCCCACAAAAGGCTAGGATTAATGGTATAGAAAATAGAAGAGTAATCCACTCATCTTTCCAGCTATTCTGCGTAGCTTTCATTGCTTCGATATCCCAGTCTATTTCACCTGTGGCTATCTTCATTTTTGTTTCAGCTTCTGCTTTCTTTACAGCAGTCTTGCCTTCAATCATAGTACCAGCAAGATTAGCAACTTGACCTATTAAGTTTAGTCCTAACATTATCCGTTGTTACCTTTCACTTCTTTCTTGCTCATGTTAGTTACTCCAAAGAATACACCAACTATACCAGCTACAGATAAGAAATATATAGAAGCCATAGAGCCAATGATGTCAGCTGCTTGATCAGCACCTACAATACTACATAATAATACTAGGAATGGATATGCAAGCATACCAACTAAGCAGAACCATGCCATACGTCTTTGTGCATCTCTCTGAGCATCTTCATCATCGAGTCTACGTCTACGATCTTCTAACGCTAAAGCATCCCACTCAGTCTTGTCTATAGAGCCATTGTTGTCTACATCTACTTCTTCAAAACTAGTCATTCTTAGACTTTCCTATACCTTTTAGAAGTTTTAGCAGCGCCTTTAGGCTGTTTAGAAAACTGTTTACCAGCTTTAGTATCTTTACGCTTTTTTGCAGTAGTAGCTGCGTACTGCGAACTAGACATCGCTTTAAGAGCTGCAGCAGGTAAATAACGTTCCCCTGTAGCTTTACTACCTTGAGTCGAAGGTTTTCCACTTTTAGTCCCCCACTTTTGACGAGTCCATTTATTAAGACTCTTTTGTGATTTGGAAAGGGCCATTATTTATAGCCCCCACCTGCAGCTTTGTAGGCTTTAGCGAGCATCTGTGCTTTACGTGCGGACCATTGATTGGCCTTGCCCCCCTTAGTTCCCCGTTTAATACGTTCAAACAAACGCTTCCGCATAGTAGGCTTAGTATAATTTCCTGCCTCATTTACCTTTGACTTTGCTTTCGATTTCGCCACGAGTAATACCTATATCTCTTAAATCTTTATCAGACATATTATTTAGTAACCATAAGTCGGCACTTGCTTGTCTGCTACGCTCTATGCGCTTAAATAATCTTTTAAACATTTTAACTATCTCCGTTATGTTAGTAAGGCTTGTTTACCTTACAGAGATAGTTATACCATACTTAGTTATATCATAATACAGATAATAATGCAACCCCGTTATGCATTCCTAGCAGGGTCATAGTATTCTTCTAATGAAACCATTACATCAATTGTGTTAGTAGTCTCACCATATGCTACTAGCTTATCACCAGCGTGCAGGTTAAAGTAACCACCATTAACTAAGTTATCTACAGAGTGACCTGCCATACTTAATCCATTAGCTATATAATGATATGCATTATCTTCTTTGTGATAAAATTGTACGTATACCTTTTTAGTTGAGTTACTATTATTACTCAAGTGTAGGTATCGTACTATAGCACTGAAGTTATTAGGGCATGTGTACAACACAGTAGCACTTGCATCTGCAGCAGTAGCGGATACAAGATAACCTTGTGTGTGAAACTTGGCGTTGTTTAAATTAGCCATTACTTACCTGCGTCTTGACACTTACCTGTGGCAGAACAGTTAGCTGGTGTAGTACAGCCCTTACATGTTTTAAATTTACCTGTAGAATACATTTATATTTTTTCCTATTACCATTTAACTTTGTGTGACCAGTACTTAGCACTTAGCTTACTAGTCGGTTTACCTTGAGCATTATGTCTAGCATAGTAACTCTTCTTACGAGCTTTATCTTTAGCTGATGTAGGATTCTTACCTGCACCACGTACACCCTGTTGTCCAAAGCGAATAAACTTATACGTGTCCCCTTCTTTAGCCATCACACAGTGAGACTTCTTAGGGTGACTAGGTGTCCTCTTAGGCTTGTTTACACCCTTGAGTCCTTCCTCTTTCATTTTATTCTTGACTCGCTCAGGTATTGCCATCTGTCCAACCTTCTTTTTTCATTGCCCACTCTACGTGTTCTAAAGTAAACTTACGACCATAGTAGGCTTCCACTGCAGTTCTTACATAGAATACATCACTGTGAGGGATATGTAAGTTCTTTAAATTACCATCAAGTAAATGATCGTAGAATTGTTTAAGAACATCGTCTGTATATAGTTTTACTGATTTCTTTGCCATTGTCAATACTTAATTGTACAAAGTCCTCGCCTAAGAAGGCGATTTCTATGTACGTAGTTACTTTATGCTATTATATATCACTGTACGTATACACTTACATGTTAATATATTAGTAAGTATATATCATAGTACATGTATACTGTACGTGTATCACTTATAGTGACCCTACCCGGAATATACTATATACATAGTTTTACACACTATACCCCCCATGTCAATACCTAATCGTACATTGGTAACATAAAGTGATAATATTGTAATATATTGTAACATACTGTGATCCTACACGTATACATAACACCATATCTGTACAGTGGTTAACACTCTCATATTCCTGATCTGTGTAATTGTACATGCATACTAACGTACACCCCCCGTATGCCCCCTGCCCACCCTAGCTTGAGGTCGTTTGCGTGCGCCCACAGGCACATGTACACGCATGGTGAGAGCATAATGCATAGGCACATACACCACACACGAGGAATATTCCACAATAACAATCACTTATAGTGATATGACAACTGTTATACAATCAGTTGCCTTCACATATGGTGCAAGCATAGGCATGCTACGAGCAAGTGACGTGTGTTGCACAGTTGATGCACATATACACACCCCTCCATACGTGTGGACACATCACATGCTACACACGAGGCTTCAAACTGATTCGTTTTGCCCTCCAAAAAGTGATTCGTTTTTACCCTAACAAGTCCCACATTGGACTTAATTTGCTCCATATACTACTACGTAGTAAAATAGGTGTTGACACCATCGGATTTATCTGATCTAACTGATTGCATCGAAACGGCGAACTTGCCAAACTCAAAAAGGAAAAATCTTATGACAAATACAAACACAGCTAACACCGACACAAACACAGCAGTACTTGCTACACTTGAGACTACAAGGTGCTGACATAGCTCGACAATGGAAAGCTATCACCAAAGGTGACAAAGCACGCTTCACTCAGCATACACAAGCCAATGGCTTCGACATGCAGTTAGGCAAGCTTATGGTTGCTCTTACAGAGGAATGTGAAGGTCGTATCAAGTCAACTAGACTTGCTGATTGTGGCATCAACATAGTTGACAAGAGAAGACGTAGCGAAGCTAAATGGTTCGTTGAAAACGAAGTTGAATGTCGTGAGTTTATTGCTAAAAGCAAGAAAGGTTTCACATCACT